TTGATTCTTATCGGCCCAAATGCTCCGATATGGGACTTAATGCTTATTTGGGCGGATTAATGGCTATATGTGGTCATTGACTTATATGCATCAATTATTTTGGTACCATATAGTATATATCATTTTTTCTATAATCCCCCTATAATAGAAAAATGAATTAATTTTCAAAATATTAACTCAAAAATAATTTATTTTTATTTATTTTCGTTTATCTAATATTCATATTCATTAAATCGTTATCTAGCGCCATCATTCTCCTATAAATAGTTATCAGTCATATCATAGAAAAGTATTTAAGTTAATAGAACCTATAATTCGTATGCAAGAAAAGATATGTGGTAAATGCAAAATACCAAAACCGTTATCTGCTTATGGTTTTCATAATTCGGGAAAACATAAAGGTGAATTAAGAACATATTGCCGAGAATGCGAAAACCTCATATCTAAAGTATATTATCAAGCCAATAAAGATATAGTAAATACAAAAACAACTACAAAAAGATATGCTAATGGTCAAAAACCAATGTCCGAAAATAAAGAATGTCCTTCATATTTAGGCATTGCTATAGCCGAAAAAGCATTATCCAATTTCTTTGACCATATCATAAGAATGCCTTTAAACAATCCAAATTATGATTTTATTTGCGGCAAAGGCTTTAAAATAGACGTTAAAGCTTCATGCCTACACTACCCAAAAACCGGAATTTCAAAAGAAGGATACACAAAAACTTATCATCCATATTGGAACTATCTTATTAAAAAGAATCCAATCGCAGAGTTTTATTTACTACTAGCATTCAATAGCAGAGAAGATTTAGAACCTCTCCACGTTTGGCTTATTCCGGCGCATATTCTAAATATCAAAGAAGGTATAACAATAACCAATACATCTAAAGCTCTTTCCAAATGGTCAATTTATGAAAAACCATTAACCAACGTCATAAAATGCTGTAATGAAATGCAGGATACTGAGCAAATAATCCATCTCTAACTAGGGAGTCAAAAACTCCCTAGAACCCTTTACGATTAAATTGTTTTTAAGTACCTTTTATCTTCCTCACCATACAGTCCATATAACGCTATAATCAATCTTAACTCAATCCTTTATCATTTATCCTACTCAATCCTAATCTATCGGCTATAAGCCTTATACGTTTTAATCCATTTCACATATATCTTAATACATTTATTATCCATTTCAATATATCCCATATCAAATTAAATATATCCCACATAAACCGCAATATATCGCCATTTATCAAACATAAATCGCAATCAATCGCCATTATTGAACGTCACTATATAGTAGGAAAAAACACCGCGCCCTAAAAACCGCTATGCGTCGGCTTAATCCAATTTTCACCGCGAACCGGCCCACGCCCAAAATGTCCACATCTGTCCATTACTGTCCACATCTGTCCATTTACCAACTATCTGCCCATTATCTTAATCGCAATTGGCCGCCGCCCCGCACCGCCGCCGCGCCACAAAAACCACTATCAGCCAACCCCTTACCCATTTTTCATCTCTCATATCCCAAAATCCCATAACCACCCAACGTACAAACTTATACATCAATGTACAAATAGTTTCATTAATCGACAACAACAACCATTAATGCTGAGCAAAATATATATACTCACAACCTAAGGGGGAGGTGTCGAAAGGTGAAAAACCCAAACACCGGGAAAAGCCGCGACTGAGGAATAAACCGAGGCGAAAAACTGAGTAACCCAAAAAACCCAATGCCAAACGACCAAACGAACAAACCGCAAATAAGAAGGTGATTCAAAAAAACTCCAAACAAAAAGCAGCAACCTCTTAAATGGCCATGATGGAAAAGCCATTTTCGTATGGACGCATAAGACTTTTTGAAAGTCAATCCGTAATAAACATCCTGAAAAGGCAAAGGTTCGATAAACCGTGCCGTCCTTGATAAGTCATAAGGGGAATTGCAACCTTGTGTCAAGGCTAAATATCAGTTATAGGTCAAAAGCTGAAAAGCTGATAAACGGCGTGCAGCGGTTATGTTAAGCTTACGGGTAGTGGCCTAATAAGCATAGCCTGTAAGTTTAATCTGCAAAATTCGTAGGGCTAGGTACAGTCACCTTACCCAACGGGCCGGGCCGGTCATGACCCGACAACAATGAGATAAAATGATCACGATTATGCTTACCCATAAGCATAAGTTCATAAAGACGAAAAATCAATCTCATAATAAGCCCAATGATACCGGAAGTGACAACGATCAAGCCCAATGTCGGAATTGATAGACCGACTGCAAGACCTTGAGTGTAACCGTTATGCGGGACTCCATCTCACAACAAATTAACGGCGAATTAGAGAGTCTAGGTCTGAAGAAGGAACCTTAGTGTTCCTAAAATGCTCTCACTACTGATGAAATCCAGCGAAGTAACCTTAGCTTCCAGCGACGGTGAAAAGCGGATACTCCCGGTTAATGAGATCTGTGGATCTCACGACGACAGGCCCGAATCGCTACTCTCTGGAGTAGCTACCAATGGGGATTGGCGGGCCTCGGCCAACAATTTATTATAATTTCTCCGTCCTACTGATAAGGAGAAATAGGTGATTCTGAGGAGGTTAATTGAAGAAATCGAGTCCGATGTAGAAATAATCAGATATTACGACGAACAGATAACCGTCTTTGACCGTGAAACCCTTGAACTTATAATGGAGATCCCAAGATGACATTAGATCACTATTTCAAAATCCTAATTGCGGTGGCGAGCACCGTGATATGCACGTTTCTTATAATTTTTTTGCTTACATTGATAAAGGATCTAATTGTTAATGGTCTTTAATTAACCCTGATGAGCCGCCTTAGCCTCCTTTGACGGCTCACAGGCATGTTAATGAGGTGAAACCAAATGTCCAAAAATACCGCAACCCTAGTGAAGAAAATCACCGAAAACGTCAGCAAGATAAAGGATGATGAGTTCTTAACGGCCCTTCTGATAATGGTCAGCAAGGCCGCCAAAGACCCAATCGGCACAAAAGCAGCCATCCTGGCCACGCCAACCAAAAAGGCCCCAAAAGTTCCGATGAAGGCCCCCACTCCAATGGCTACCGAATCCCATATACTCGAATACGAGTTCGGCGGCAAAAAGATGCTTGCCTTCCAAGCCAACGGCAAGCCTTCCAATGAGGTCTTAGACCTTTGCAAGGGAGCTAAGATGAGATTTTACAAAAATGTGCCTTCCAACCCATTCAACAACGCATTGCCCTTTTGGGCCGGCAAAGCCTCTGATGAGCTGAAGAATGCTCTCCTGGCGGTGGCCTAGATAGGGGATAAATCCCCTATAACCCCTACGGAGGTTAATGATGGATCGAGAAGTAGCTTTAGAAATGTTGAAAACCGCAGTCTCCAAGATCATTTGGGATCGAGAAGGTTGTGCAACAGTATTTGATTCTGATGACGAAGATTCTCTAAATCAAGTCTTAGATGATTATGGTTTCATGGATTGATATTTATGAACAATGAAGTATTTTTAATATTAATATGTTTCCTGATAATCGGCTTTTGTCTAGGCAACCCATTTCAAATCCTGGTGAATCCATGCTAGACTCCTACTTTGATGAGCTTGTCAAAGAGCAAGAATTTGACTCTCTCACTCAATCTCTCCTTGAAGACGGTGATTATCTCGCCGTAGCCTGGCTGAAAGACCGTCGTTTAAACCCGCCAAGGTGATCTGATGAAATTCATAATTCCGATCAACTACACTATGCAAGCCGATGTTGAAATAGAAGCAGAATCATTAGCAGATGCCATTCTTCAAGCCTCTTCTGATGACTTGCCTTCTGATGCCGAATACATGAGTGATAGCCTTCGAGTTCCAATGCAAGTTTTAGCCGAACTAAATCCAACCTTAACCGAAGAGGAACTTGAAAAAGCAGGCTCTGAAGTTGCCGCCGCAGGCCATTACTTCATAATTGAAGAGTGACCCCGATATGGAGAGCTGCTGCTCTCCCTACGGGCAAGTCTCCCCCATTTTAACCCTGATGGATGTCTGCCCTTCAGCACCCACAGGAAAGTTATTGATGAGGTTATTCTATGAAATCCAATTCTTGGAACTTTGAAAAATGGTTCTGCTACGGTGGATTATTCCTAATGTTTGGATCTTATGCAGCACTCTGTATCTATGATCTGATGAGGTGATTTGATGACATCAAGCAAAATGAAATTAATTCGCCGTCGCCAAGACGACTTACAATCCGAACTCCACAGCATTTTCGGCATGGCCCGCACCCACAAATACACTTTCAAAGAAACTTTGGAATGGGTAGCAGAGAGAGTTTATCGGTCCAAATATTATAAAACTCTCCCTCGCTACTCCCATCATTATGGGTGATTTGATGAGTGAAAGAAAAATTAATCATGATTGCAGTACCAAATTTATTGGGCAACCTCAACCAAAAAAGTTATCTGATGAAGCCAAATTGGCATATCTTAAACATCCTAATCATTGTCCATACTGCGGATCTACTGAAATAGAATCGGATTCTGTAAATTATGGTGATATGATGACAGGAAACGTTCTTTGCTTAAAATGTAATAAAAATTGGATCGATGTCTATTCAGTAACCGACATTGAAGAGGTTCCATGAAACTCACCCTCATCCTTTTTGGCCAAACCACAATCACCCATCACAATAAAAAATATGAAGCCATTAACTACGCGATGACACAGGCAGGCCTTAAAACCACCAGCGGCCACGCTATGTGCCTCCGAAATTATAACAATGTCAATTTTCCCGGTAACGCCGGCAGCGCAAAAATAGAGGAACCATGATAAAAAGAACAATGAACACAATACGTGACTCATTTATAATAATTGCAATACTGGCAATTGCATTATTTATTTCGAGTATGGGAATGCATCGATATGCATTAGCAATAATGGCATTCGTCTTATCAATATTTGCATGTTTTATGATATGCGTATATTCAGGTGATTCTGATGACTGAAGGAAAACAAACCGTAGGCCCCGCCACATCCAAAAAGTACAAATGTACTAATTGTGGCCATATCGAAAATCACACAACCAACCATTACGGAGAAATTTACAATATTCGATGTCCTGGGTGCTCCTGGAAAGGTGGCTATCTTCGCACCTTTGAATGCCTAGAGCCTTTACCTGAAGGCTGGGCGAAACCCGAACCTTGGAAAAGCTTTAACTTTGGGATCACGAAGGGCGAAGCGAGAAGTCCCCATCCTTTAGGGTAGGGTTGTTCAAGATTGATGTGAAATCTGGATGCAGAATACATCTTAAAAATCAAACTGCACGTTGGAGTTTTATAATTAGAAAAAATAAGGTTGCCAATTACTTTTTATTTTTAGCATTTGACAATCGTGAGTCCCTAAACCCCGAACATATTTGGCTCGTACCCGGATACATTGTAAATGATAAAACAACTATTAGTATAGCAGATTTACCTAAAACTCTTATTAAATGGTCCAAATATGAACGTTCATTAAATAATGTTTTAAAATGTTGTGATAAATTAAAGGAGGGGTGAAAATTAAACGTTTCCAAATATGGTTTAATTTACCATTTATTCCAGACAATGCTTGTAATGATATTCAGAAGGCTTTAGAAAATCGTGCTCAAAAAAACGATCTTGATTACATCTACGATTTTTTAAAAGGTGTACCTAAAGTCCAAGTATATTTTGCAGAACACCACATTGAAGATAAAAAACCCATATCGGAGGAAATAAAATGCGAATAGAATTTGGTCCTGATCAGATGGCTTTATGCCGATGGTGTTTCAGGCTTATTGAAGACATGGGCGATGCTGGAATTATTCGTAATTACGATACTGATTGTACGATAATATTAGAAGATGACGGCAAGGCGCTTCTAAAAGTTCGTCTTGCTGACGAAAGTGATCTGGAAATACTTGAAGAAATTATGGAAAACGCTAACATCGAAAGTGATGTTGATGACTCTTATCCGGAGCATGGATATCGTTTGAGCCTGGGTGGTTAAGATGAAAAAAATCATATGTATAGGCGTAGTTCCTCAAGGCAAACGAGGAGCAACTACTTTCTTCAAAATAACGGATGAGCGTGGGCGGCTATCATTTACAGGAGTGATTGGTCCTCTGGTATCCGGTAATGCCAGAGGTGGTTGTGGCCAAATATCTATGGAATTTCAACATCGGTACACGGCAGACGATGATACTCGATGGGACCATTTAATAGCTCCTCACGAAATCAAGTTTGCACCTGGTTGGAACGTGTTCAATTGGCTTGATTTTCTGGATCTTTGGAAAAAATGGCATTTGGTAGATATTGACAAAGTTCCAAAAGAGGTTATTGACCAAATAAATGCACTTCCAGACACAGATTTAAAACCGGCATGGGTGTAGTTATGAACGAAATTGACTTTGGTAAACATTTCGCGGATCTTAAAGATTTGCAATCAATGATGAGTGCTACAACAAATGCAGATTCAGTGATGGCATGGATTAAAAGATGGAGAGAACTTAACGAATCTGTAGATAACGATGACTGGACCGATAAATTCCCATCAGTTTCAGATATATCCATTGTCGAAAAAGATCTCACCATTTGGGTTGAGAAAGAGATATTCGAGGGTGGACTTATGATGAAAATGTCTATACAGGTATTCTAAATGTTAATCTCTGACATCGATAAACGCCCAGACGTTACCCTTCTCACCGATTCTCAAGACGTTACGCAGATCTTGCAAGATCTGCACTGTGAAGAGGACTACGGCGGCATATTCGTATTTGAGGGGAATGCTTACGGATTTGAAGGGAATATCCCTTACCTTGGAAACGCCCTGTACCTGATAGGCCCCTATGGATAGTGGTATTTCTACTCATCACAACTTTTAAATAGGTAGAAAACCGTTATTAGTTGATGACATTGGAGATGAAGCGTTGTAATGGGTGCGATACCGATAAACCGTTGACTGAATTCTATATTCGGAAATCTGGGCAACGAGCTGGGCAGTTTTTAACACCCTGTAAACAATGTCAAATCGATTATTCTACTAATTGGTGTAAAACTAATCCAGAAAAAACAAATACCACCCATCGTGTATGGAGAAAGAATAATCCGGAAAAAGCAAAGGCAATGTCTCGTAATGCTACATACAAAAATGGAAGTAAACCCGCTTCCGAAAATAAGTCATGTACTTTATATCTCGGTTGTGTGATAGCGGAAACTGTTCTTTCACGGGAATTTCCCGGCTTTAGGAGGATGCCAAAAGGATATCCTGGCTATGATTACGAATGCCCTAAGGGATTTGGGGTAGATGTCAAATCGTCATGTAGAAATCATCATACACATGGTAATGATTTTTGGCAGTTTCATATTGAGAGGAATAAAAAGGCAAAGTTTTTCTTATGCATCGCATGGAAAGACAGGAAATCGTTGATACCAGAGCATCTTTGGTTGATACCAGGATATTTAGTAAATGACAAACTTAACTTCGGTATAACAGATTCTGTTGCATCCCTGACAAAATGGTCTAAGTATGAACGATCTTTAAAAAACGTGTTAGAATGTTGCAACCAATTAGTATCTAACGAAACATTGTGGGATCGATATCAAGAAACTCAGTCATTTGGTGATTTGACCAGATATTTAAAACATGCTGCATATCTAAGAATTGAGGAGGAAATAAAACATGGGTGACGATTATCGGTACGATAAAACATATTTGACAGAAAAAGCCGAAACTGCGAAAAGATACGCTGACGAGATCCTTAGTAGCCTTGAGAGAGACAATTCATTGTCCTCCCGTAGTTACATCGTTTCGGGCTGTTTGGGGCTAGAAATGGCTCTGGCGGCCCTTCATGCGAAGGCAAAGCAAATAATGGAACAATGTGGAGAAACCGAGGCAGATTATTCGTTGCGGCCACTGGGTGAAGTGGTGAGGGGGAAATAATGCCGGATAAATTAAGGTTCTCTGTAGGAACATATGGAAATTATTCATCTGATAACTATTCTGGGCATTGCCTGAAAATTTGGCTTGGTAGTCTAATGCTATATTTTAGCTATAAGACCGTAATTGCATTTGAAGATGGCCACAATGACTGCCAAGTAAGTGAAAATCTCTGGGGTCCGACAACTGGAAAACATTTGAATTGGATCGATGGTGGAGACAAAAAATCTCGTTTAAAAAGAGATAAATTTGAAGAATTGTTAAATGACAGTCTTAAAAAGCATGGACTGGAGGTTTAAATGATACTCGTTTCAGATGCCAGAGAACACGTTAAAAAAGCAATTGAACAGTTGGAAAAATTAAATCTGTCAGATGCGAAGGACTCATTGATTAAAGCGATGGTGATTCTAAATCACCCAGTCTTGCGATCAATTGAGATTGCACCAGATACGTTTAAAAGGGTAACTGAGGAATATCGAAAAGCTGCAGAGGATAAGAATGAGTGAAGAAATTCGAAAACGGATTCTTAATTTTAGACCGATTGGTAAAAAACGTGTGAATGTAGTAAAATTCGCAAACGATCAAGTTCAACTAAGCATAAGCAATGATGTTGAATGTTTAGAACATGTAGAACTTTCAACAAAAGATGTTAAACAGCTTATAGCTGAGCTAGTGGAGGCATTGTAAATGATATCGATTAGAGATTTTTGTATAAAGCATAAAATTAGCATGAAAAGCACATCTGTAGTTAGAAATCCACATATGGATTATGACGATATGTTCAATTATGAATGTGTTTTAACCAGGGAGAATGTAAATTTAAGAACTTTCTTTAGTAAAGGAAAAGCATTATCAGAAAAACCAACATGCGAAGAGGTATTGGATTGCCTAGCTCAGGAAGCTTCTGGATATGAGAATGCAGCTTCTTTTGAAGATTGGTGTGATGATTTTGGCTATGATACCGATAGCAGAAAAGCAGAAAGAATATGGTTGGCTGTTGTAGACGGTGCAAAGAGTCTTAGAATGTTCCTGGGATCAGCTTCAACTTATGAAGAGTTATTAAACGAAACGGAGCGAGAATGAGCGCAGATTTATGTATCCATATTTTTGAAGGTATAGCTGAAGAGGACCTGGCTGAATTCAATTCACATACATTTGGTTCTAAATATTTCGATCTTTCAAAAAAGTCGTTTAGTAATGAAGTTTTTGATAAAATCTTAGGCACTGAACGCATAGATGTAGGCGAAGTATCATGGCTGAAGGCTGCGGTTACGGATTCAGATGAATTTGTTCCAGGCCCAATTGGAAAGTTAGTAGACATAATTGGAGAAGATTTACCTGTAATTGACGATGAGTTGATTGCGAAAATAGGCGAAGCGATGAAGGTACCAAATAAATCCGGATATTCAATCAAGTCTGAACATGATGTAGTAACGTGGTTGCAAGCTCGAAAAGGAAAAAGAATTTTCACGGTGTCGTGGTGATGATATGGAAGTTAAATTAAGTCTTGATGTTACGATTAACGATAAACCACAGCCAGAACATAATGAATATGTGGATTCTTATCGTTTAGGTAAAGAGGCAAAACAGATTTTCAAGGCCAATCTAATGAGAATGGTGATGTCTTATGCGATGGATCATGACACTGGACCATTGGATAAATTTGTAGAGTATTTGAGCTACAGTATTTATGCAAATCCAAAGCCTTCTTACAGCACCCAGGCCGAAGTGGATGCTAAGGATCTCATCAGAGATAATTTCGTGGATGAGATTGTTCAACAGTTGCTGGATGATGGTGAAGCCAGTGATGATATGAACAATGACTATGCTCATGGAGATAGCACTTTCCATGAAACCATTATTGATAGGTGGTATAATCCGAAGGATGCAATAGAATTACTGAATGATCTATCAGAGCATGAAGAAACTGATAGCGGTTTGTGGGAAGGCAGTGATGACTACACCGATATATTGGCTACTAAAGCTGCGTTTACTTATGGAAATGCAGTTTACAGTGAATGGAGAAATCTGATAAACAACATCAACGATATCGATGTTGAGGAAATTAAATGGCAGGTAGCTGACGATATAGCCACCAATGAAAAGGAAAGTTTTACTGAAGATGAAGAATCTGAAATTGAAAACATGGATAACGATGAGAAGGTCGCCTGGTGTGAAGAATATTATCCAGAGACTTTTGAGGATAACCTGAAAGAAGCATTGCAGAAAGCTGTTGAGGAATTGCTGTATTAGAGATAACAAAATGGATACTATGGCGATAGGTGAGTAAATGCAGTGGCTTTTAATCTTTTTAATCATCGGCCTGGGAGCTGCCCAGCCATCCCTCGACACGGCGACCACGATAACCGGCATAGGCAATGCATCTATTTGCAACTGTAACCCTTATATCGGGGTCATTCCGGGCATGGAAAATATGACTTCCGAAGAAATCGTTTATGTCCTGGGTCCGGGGTACGGGTTCAATATAACCCGAGATGGTTTATTAACCTTTGAAAATGGAACACAGATTCAGATAGTTTGTTGAGGTGAATTATGTCAAAATTTGTTCGGCCACCATGCGTTGAAATATGCGCGTTTTGTAATAACTGGAAACAAGTTAAGGATGGTTTTGGAACATGTGCCATAAAAAAGGAGATAACAGATTTCGGGCATGTTTGTGATGAGGAATGATTAAAATGCGATCTAGGATAGGTATCTCTAATTTAACTGCAATTAGAAAAGACAATCGAGTAGTAGGGTGCAGATGGAATGGATATACTGCCAAATGCGTTGCTTGTAACACTTTATGCCCAGTAAGAGGCGAAAAAATAAAGGAGTAATTGTGATGATTATTGAATTGAATACTAAAGAAGCAGATCAAATTTATAAGGCTCTTGTAGCCTTTAAAGAAAGATATGTAAATGACATTAATGATGAATTATTACTAAGAATTAAAGAGATGATATAAATGGATTACAATGGAGCGAAAGCACTGCTAAGTACAGCCAGGTCCAAGGAAAATGGCAAACCCATTGGGAACCATACCCGCATAATACCTTTATGCGGAACTGAGATCGATGGAAATAACCTTGCAATCAGGCTGCATGATACCAACATCGTTATTTTTGCTCCGGATGGCACCATAACTCTTAATTCTGGTGGATTGAGAACAGTAACTACGAAAGAAAGAATAAATGATGCTCTCCTGTGTCAAGGTCTTCGAGTTACAGCTAATAACGGCATGTGGTATATCGGAGGATCTGTATTCTACGATAATATGACCATCAAAGATGGAGTAGTTCTTAATCCCCAGGTCCCTGCCAGTACGGAATATTACAAGAAAAAAGTTGATAAGATGGTCAAAGGATACATCGATGGGTTTGTGAATCATATCGTTGAAAATGGACTCGAACATCCAGATGGTGGAGATTGCTGGGAATGTCTTATGAAAACTACGGCAGGTAAGCCTGCTTTTGGCGATGGGGTAGGTCATCTGTTGAGTCATATGGAGGAAAATTATTTTGTTCCTTCATTGTTGGCTAATGCGATGGCCGAAAAGAAATACGGTAATCCTCAGTTTGTTTGGGACTGGATGACTAGGGATGTTTCTTTTAGGAAGGATGAAGGTAGAACGATTTTAAAGAAATATTTCCGATCTCGAAAGTTAGCACTGGCCGAGGAATTGATGAAACAGGAATCTCATAAGATGTGATGTAATGTTCTGTCTTGGTAAATGTCATCGCTTCTGGGCATTTCGAGATTATCCTTTGAGGTGTCCGGAATGCGATGGTCAACTTGGACCTAAGAGGACATCGATACCAGTTAAAGGTGTTAATTTGAATTTGTGGTTTTTAGGAGGAAATAGAGCATGGAAATAATCGGAGGGCAAAAAACGATAAATCGATCAATTCCGTTAAACATTCATGAATTTTCGGATATATCTAAAATGGAAAAAGAACTTGTTAAAGAAGATAAAAGTAAAATTGTAAAACTTGAAATGCAAAAGCTGGTTGCTAAATACGGTATTTGCATGGCTTTAGATGCACTTAAAAATGAGGCAGCCAGGTTAGTACTTTGCGAGTATTGCCCGGATGCTGTGAAGATTCATGATGTATTGAGGGCCGCACAAGAGGAAATATGCGAGAAGCCTTTGGATTGATTAAGGATATCATGCTGGCTGCAGAAGGCCGGCATATGACAGATATCTGTAAGATATCAAATATCCAAACCAATGTTTTTAAAAAATATATTGCGGTGTTATTGGTTGGAGAATATGTTTCGGTTGAACATAGGGGAAGAGTCTTTTATACTACAACAAATAAAGGCAAAGAGTGGATAAAATTGTTTGATGAGTTGTCAAAGGTGCTACCATAAACAGATATCATTGGGGTTTCCCTCAGTCATTATTCCCTTCATGACTCCCTTTTCTCCAGTGACTGGACTTATTGGTAGTGATTTTGATGGAAGATGAATTTGGATTAAAAATAATCAGGGTTCTGGTTAAAGACGGGCGAGTGATGCCAGGATTACCGGGTTATACCCCCAAGGGTGACGGAGTAACCACCTGCTATTTTTGCGGAAGATTGTTGACTGATGAATTGTCGTTTGCCAGGGGTGTAGGTCCGGAATGTATCGAGAGATGGGGACCTATGCCTGGGCGAGAATGGGTGGAGCAGTATGTAAAAGAATTTAAGGCTTACCAGGCGTTGCAGAAACGTAAAAACAAACCGATAAAGGCATTTGAGAAGTGGTTGGATGGACGAAAAGATAAAGAAATTATTAGAATTCATTCGAGATAATCAGGATGTTGATTATGATCGATTGACTCCAGAATACGGATGGTATTTAATCACAGTTATGCAAATTAAGTTTCGCGCCTGCAAATAAAGTCATTACGATGTTATCGGAGGTTTGAAATATGAGCGTAAATGAGAAGGAGCGAATAAAAAAACTTGAGAATGAAATTATAAAGATTAAGATATATGGTCTGATTTTAGTTGGTGTCATATTCATATTATTCATAGATTTTATAAGACTATCCATATTTGGAAGCTAATTTTAAGTACAATGTTACTTTTGGGATTTATGGCAGAAAATTGGAATTTACCATTAGACGAAATGGTGGAAATGGTAAAAACTGATAAATGGGAGAATACACATGGTAGATATGCTTTATAATAATGGTAATGAGCACCTTTTTTTAAAAGTAGAAGCAACGCCGGATGGAATAAAGATTAAAGCGATAAGTGCAAGGGAAAATGAGGAGACTAAATTTTCATGGGTCGAGATTATTGAAGCTATGATTAGGGTTTCGGGAAGACTATGATTCACACTACGATCTCTCAAGGGTTTAAAATGTTGGTGGTGGGTGACTTTGAAAACGTCGATGATGCTTTTGTGGAGGCGAAGTTAAAGGCCAAGAGTCGGAGGTGGGAGGAAGGAACATTTAGAATGAATTTTGAGAAAATTGATGATGAAGATGATGAGATAGTTCTGAAGTTGAGTTGATGTTCTTTTTTCGATCTAACCAAAATCTATTTATACGTTTAATCGTTAGTTGTGGTAACGTCTTGAAAATTGGAGGTAAAACATGGATAAAATTAAGGAAATAATTGAGGTAATGTATGACGAAAAAGTACCTATGCAGAAGCTTGGAGAATTGAAACCTGATTTTACGATGTCCAAGGATGCGTTGCAGGTAGCATTGTTTAATAAGAATCCAACTACTCCTGAAGAATCTGCTAAGATGGTGGATAATTCAATTTTGTATATTGAAAGGCTACTAGCAGCCGAGGTTCTGGCTGTAAAGAAGGGAGAAAAAGATGCTCCGGTTATGCTTATAGCTGGACCTAAATTTAACGAATTCAATGCGGAGGTAAAAAAGTACACTGATCAGGATGCTATAATCATAAGGACGCTTGGAGTATCAAGACAGGATTTCGATGAGATTGTAAATGAGTATTCTACGATTGTAAAAGAAGCGACATCGATTGATGATATTCTTGAGAAATGGGAAACTTTGGATATAGATACTAAAAAGGGAATTATTAGAGGGGTTTTATTCCAAAGAACTATCATGGGTGAGGTTTTGAATCATATGCAGGTTAGAATGCAGTCTGCGATAAAACATCAAACTGAAACTGTTAAGTTGGTTCAGCAACAATTCAATAAATAGGTGCAATATGGACGATGCTGAATATATTAATGATAGGATGGAGAGATTTGCAAATAGTTCAAATTCTCAAAGCGACGTTAAAAGTATCCTAGTTGAGGATATGGGAGAGCTTGAGTTGAGAGCTTTTGCATTGGGTGTTAGAGCTGGCAAGCACTGGGCAGCCAGTCATTTAATGATGAAATTGTCATCGATTGGAAGAGAGATAGCAGAAGACATGGATCCATATATTAAGAGGTAGTATGAAAGAATTCTTGAAAACATTTTTAACGGAGTATGCTGAAAAATTCGATTATGAGGCAATAGTCGAGGGAACTGAAGGCATAATTCGTACACAGTATGGTGATATTGGATTTGATCAGGGGACCGATGATGAGCTTAAAATTTTGAAAGTTAGACCAAAGGATGGAGACAATCTTGATCAGGCATCGTCTTTGGTAAAGATTAAAAAGCACTTTACCAAGGCGTTGCAGACTGCAATTGCAGAAAATCAGGAGAAAGCTGAAACTGTAAATCCTGGGGGAGATTCCGAACCTACGGGTGAGCCTGGAACTCCAGGGGAACCAGGTGGGGAAGTAGATAATTTAGGTAGAACCTGTCCAGAACCTTCTAATAAGCCTCCGGCTCACTTTACTAAGCCTGAAAAAGGAAAGAAAAAGACTAAGGAAGATTTATCGGCACCTGATTCAGTCATACCCGGAACCAAGGCACACGGAGATGTGCAGAGGGCCAATGCATTGGGTAATTCTCCGAAGGCTATGGCTGCTGCAGCCAGTGCCACGATAGGAGGAAAAGTGACTGAAAAATCGAAAGCTGAATCTGTAATAGATGCCCCAAAAGCACCAGCGCCTTCACTTGATGATATCATGAATGGAAAGGTTGATCCAAAGCAGGTGGCAAGTCAACCAGCCGCTCCAAAGACGGTGCCGGCACAACCAAAGGCCCCGGTAATTCAGCCATCAGCTAAACAAGATGCAGTTCCGACTCCAACTCAAACTTTATCTCCTGGTATGTTTAAGAAAGCCAAGCGTCAAAATGCCAAGCTTAGGTTATCACTGTCTGGTTTTTCGGGTAGTGGTAAAACGGTTTCCGCATTGCTTATTGCATACGGGATAACTAAGGATTGGAGCAAGATTGCAGTTGTTGATAGTGAAGGTAAATCGGCTCAATTATATGAAGGCGCAACAGTTGGAACGGTTACTATTGGACAATATGATGTAATGGAAATGGAACCACCATTCCAAGTAGAACGGTTAATAACTGCCATAAAAATGGCAGAAGTTGCTGGATACCAGGTTTTGGTGATAGACAGTGCTAGCCCCTATTGGCAAGGGGAAGGGGGTGCGTTAGAAGCTCATTCTGAAGCAACAAAACGCGGTGGAAATAGTTTCACAGCATGGGCACCGGTTACGGCAAAACAAAATCGTTTAATGGATACTATCATTGGATCTAAAATTCATATCATAGTAACATTAAGATCAAAAGTTGAATATGTTATGGATTCGTCTAGTGGTAGAACCCAAGTTCGAAAAATCGGCACAGAATCGATTCAGCGACAAGGGTTCATTTACGACATGACCATGCAGCTTGACTTGTCTCAAGATCATGTTGCCGAGGTTGTAAAAGATAGAACCAATTTGTTTGATCAGCAGCATTTTGTACCGGATGTAGAGATGGGTGAAAAATTGAAAGCATGGCTGGAGATTGAAAAGTAATGACTATTAGGAAAGACCTAATTTGGTCAATTGTTGATGTACTTTTTACACCAAAATAAGTAATGAAGAGGAATAAAATGGCTATTAAGAAGGATAAAAAGACGGTTGCCAATAAGGCAACCAAGTCTTCGATGAAGACGGATAAGACTAAGACTACGCCCGTAAAAGCAAGTTCCGTAAAAAGAGTTGTGCGGAATTTCTGTCTGTTGGATATCAATAATAACGATATTGGCAGATATGCAGGAAAGGCCCCTAGACAGGCTGCTTTGAAAATAGCAAATCAGGGCATAACAGATATTAGACTACGGGAAACTGGGGTACGCCGATCTCGAAATACTCAGGAAGGGAAGATCACAGAAGTTAAGGTGCATGTGTTTGCGGGATCCAAAATTCAACGAGCAAAGACAGATAAGGATCCGGCATGGTTGGGTCCAATGATAAATATTCCACATGTGAAAAAGGTTGGTATTGAGTGGGTGGTTAGGAATGACAGTTAATTTGTTGATAACCACCAGTGGACCAAAACCTCCCAAGCTTACATCCAAGGGTACAAAAAAAACGGGTTACACTGTAACCGCTACTGAGTCCATTGTTGTGGATGATGGGGTGTATAAGGTAACTCTTAAAATCGAGGGACCTGATAAGGTGGGTGTCGAGGAAATACTGGGAAATGTCAAACTCGGGGAAACAGTTCTGGCAGAATTTACGCCAGAATTTCCCGAGTAATTTTTTTTTACCATTCCCATTTTGCATTTTTAATGCCTTTTGTTTTAAGAGCTGCTTTTAGTTGTTTTCCTTCTTCTTCCGTTGCAAATGCTTTTTCGATTTGCTTTCCATTATCGACGTAAGTTACCTTCATAATAATGATAAATGCGATCAAAGTATTTAAAAGTTCGGTAAAAAAGTAAAAAATAGTAACCCGGCCACACGAAGAGGTTTGCGTGGGCCGGGGTGCTATTGTTTTAATGGAGTACCGAAATGGTCCCGTTTTCTTTTGATCCGGTACCTATCGGATTTATGTCGTCTGAGAAATCTCCATTAATGACATTCGCAGAATATGACGAATAATCCGATCCCCAACAGAATGATGCTTTTGTGGTTTGGCCGTTTGCATAGGCCACATTATTGCTGATTGAGTTATAAGCCCCAGACCCAAATGAAATGCACCGGAAGCCAACATTATTAGCGAGATTCACATTGTAAAAATTGTTCCTATTTATGGTGCCATAGGAAAACCCGCCGTTGAAATTTAGTCCTGCCCCGCCTAACGAATTGAAGTGGTTATTGGACACATCGCAGAAGGTCCACAGACCGTTGCTGAATATCCCTCCCTGGAACTCGCCAGATGACCAAGCATCCTGTGGCTCAAACCAATTCCCTAGAACCTGAATACCGAACTGTGCTGAATCGGTATAAATGCCAGCAGGTGATACAGCACCGGATGGACAGATTATGTGATTTTCAGTTATTTTGGCATTGTTGCAGGTGCCTATTAATAGTATGGCATGGTTGGTCATCTCCCAATTGACTATCGAGCATTTGTCTATCCAGTTATCGGTAGAATTTCTAATGGTGACTTGCGATATGTGGCTATTTGTAATATAATTTAGCCAGGTCGTGCCACTTGTGCCGTCGAACAGAATGCCGCCGTGGTTGGTGTCGTCGTAATGCGTATTTGGCATCATTGTATATATTTCATCTATGTAATTATATGACGCATTATATATCTCAATGTGCCTGCTAGTGTAATGTCCCGCCCCGGTGAAACGCAAATAGAGTCCCCTAAGAGCAAATCCGCTGTGGTAATTGGAGGCGTTAGATTTGAAGATCGGGCGATCAATGGCCGTGCTGATATGTGGCCTGCCGATGCCCACAACATTCATTTCAGAATATAAATAGCATGTTGATGTATTGGTTACGCTTGGGCAATCTATGGCGATTGTGGCCGGGCAGCTCTGGCCAGTCCTCAGAGAGTCTACAAGCGTGTTGAAAACCGTGCCGAAATCCATGCCGCTGCTGATTACGGTTCCTGCCCCATTTATGCCGTAGAACGTGGAGCTTTTTTGCTTGATGATGCCGTCATAAGATACTGTAAAATCGCGATTATCCCAAAGTTGAGCATAGGATACCGCAGCCTGACCGGTGCCGTTGACGACATTCAGCGCCCCCGTCATGGTGTCGCCGGACTTGTTTACCTTCATCCATAGCTGTCCCATGTTAGATACATCGTTTGTGGCTATGCCTGCCAGAGCACCCTTGACGTAAGCATTGTCCAGAGTTATATTTGCTCCTGTTCTGCCATCCCACGGCCCGTTTTTTGCCGCCAATCCTCCTCCAACAATTGCGAGAAGAATAGATAACACAATAACCATATTAATTAGCTTCATGTAAACCTCACAACTTCGAACCAAACATCCCATTCTCCAGTTACTCCCCCACCGCCAATTGTGGCTATAACTGGGGTTATTGCTTCAATAGTAGCTGTTGGAAATATATTTACTTTTTTACCGTTTAATAGCTTAGGCATTTCAACGTTTGACATTAAAGCTGCTGTGTTTCCGGCAAATCCTATTTCTAAAGTAGCTGCAGCATCTGCTACAATACATTTAGCAGCTACTATTTTAATTTCACAGAATTCGGTCGTAGAAAAAAGAGTTACAGGAGATGCGTCGTCATGTTTAACTCTATACGGACCATCTATTCCGGCTGCTACAGGTACATCCCAAGAACCATTATCTTTTAAAAATTTACCCGAAGGTACTCCAGTTGCTGGGACACCACCCCGTTTGGCAGCATCCAATGCTGGGAGCCTGTCACCATCTATAGTGCCTGCATTAATAGCAGATCCATCATGATTATGCGCAGTGGGTGTCCTGCTATCAGACATTCTAGTGTCAGCATTATCAACAAAAGGATTGGTTGCATCCGGAGCAGTGCCTGAAGTTCCAGCCATGGCTGCCTTCTCATCCACGCTAGGATCATTAGTATTCGCATGTGATGCTATTTCAATTTCGTTAGCTCCGGGAGTTAAAGTTATGCCGGTTCCTTCAGTTAGAGATTTGAATTTCAGATCTACTCCAACTTTCGCGCTGTAAAGTCCATCCCCAGCACCCAGGTTGCTGGCTGTGTTGATTTCACCACTGCCGGTTCCGCTATTATCATCTACGTATTTTTTGGTTGCAGCATCATTATCTTCAATTGGTTGACCAAGATCCATGAGGCGGTTAAAATAGCATGATTGATCACCTTCTAGTAAAATATGATCATTTTCATCTAATACTTGTTGCCAGCGCCAACGAGGGAAACGTGTAGTGGGACGAGTCATATAGATATGTTAGTGGTTCTTTTATATTAGCTTACCTAATGAGGTTGATATGCTTAAAATGCTTATGATTACAATAATGTTGATAAGTGTCGTACCCAGTATAGCGGTAAATGATGAATTAGTAAAGCTCCAAGGCATATTAAACTCATATCATTTTATATATAAACCAGAATTAGATATATTCGATTGCGTAGATATGTCTATTGCAAATTATAAATTATTACAAAATTTAGGTTATACTATGGGCATCGCAATCATAGAAGACAAACCAATGCCAGATGGCCAGCCAAACGGCCATTGCATTGCAATAGTTAAATTAACCGATGGTTGGGTGGGAATAGAAACAAAACAGGCTGTAATCAACACATCATCCTGTATTGGAAAAGTGATCAGTATAGCAAATATTCGAGAAATATGTAGCACACCTGAAGAGATATATCAGAAGGATAGACGAAAAAATGTTGTTATTACGGGGGAATCTATAGAAAAAAATTAAAGTAAGGCTGGATTTGCCATACCATTAAATTTTGATCTACTTATAGATCCACGAATATTTATATTATTAACATTTAGTCTAGGAGGTAAAATTGGATTGCCCATTATGCAATCACGAACATATCCTAATTTAATATCAATAGCACCAGGCACACCCGTAACATAATCTGCATAAACATAAAATAGATTTTGTTGAGCTACATTGGGATTGATGCCAGAAATGTTAGGAAACATACCAGTGGGTGTGTGAATATAGGATAGATCATGTCCTGCTTCTACTTCATGGAGTATAATTCTATCTCCAACTTCCAAATTTTTGGTTATGTTCCTAGCATTATAAGTATCAGGAGCGGTATTGCTCATATATACAATTGTAATATTTTCATTTTTATCAAATTGCATGTGAGGGATTGTTCCACCTATATCTGGATTTCCGGCTTGCACTGTAACCCTTGGGTAGGTCGATCCATTAAAAAGTTTTCGTATGTATAATGGGGTCTTTGTTGTTGAATCGAAAGGCCCAATATCATATGCAATATAAATATTGTTATTCTTATCAATAAGTATATTAGACATATAATGAGCTGCTTTATTTTCATCTGCTTCGTAATTTAACTGTTGAGCTGCTTGCCATCCACCACCATTTTCATATTTGTAATATATATTAAATTCGGTGGTTGCATTTTTCTTTGCTATGGATACCACATGTCGATATCCATTATTATCTGTATCCATTGTAATATATTGATAGGAAATATTTGATCCACCATCAGATGTAATTTGCTCTATGGCTTCAAGTGAACCATTAAAATTTACAGTTCTAGAATAAATGTTTGGATATGCCGTACTATCAGTTGCGCTCAACCACATTATATGAAGTTTTTCTCCATCTGAAGCAATTTGAATTGAAGGGCATATATTCCAAATTTTGGCATTGTCATTTATGGTTGAAATGCTACCAATCACTCCGGTTTTTACATTTAATTTTGCATGTTTTAATTTATATAACAAATTAGTATGATCCGTAGTTGCCCAAACAAAATGAATATCCCCATATTTGTCTACTGCTAATGCGGTATGTGCATGTCCTTCAGCTTCTGTTGGATCAACTTCGGTCCATACCCAATTAACTCCACCATCCGTGGATTTGCCATAGATACATCTTGAATGTGCAGATCCGCCATAAATTAAACTTATGAAAATATATAAATTTCCTTCAGGAGATAAATACATCTGTCTGGATACAGATGGATAAAGAGCATATCCTGCATAAGCATTAGAATAGGTTGCATCAGTAAAAAGCACAACTTCTTTATTACCTATTCCTGTAATTAATATTTTTGATGCTTCCCCACTTGAATTTATTTGTGCAGGAGCACCTGGAATAAATGCACCTGCGTCAGCAAACATATCAGATGGAACACATGACATTATTGATACTGGTCTAATAGTTGATAATATGCCTTCCAGTTTTAACCATGCTGTTGATTTTTCTATTTCCGTGTTATAATCTTCTATCCATTTAGGTTGAGTTTGATCATTCAAATCTGATAATTGAATACTTTTAATTTCGACAATACTATCTTGAGATTTTCCAACCAATATACTTTTTGGTATATCGGTTATTAAGTTAGCGGATACTGAAGTATCGCCTAAAAAACATACCTCCTGGATGCTTCTGGCATCCAAGGGCTGTATTTTACTTTGAATTTTTGATGCAATATTAGACATTTAAAGCCTCCGAGTAAATCCGAAATAAGGTATGGCCACATTTTTTCCTGGAGTTGCACCCAGTTGAAATCCTATTTTGGTATCACCGTAGCATCTATACCCGTTTATATCTACATCTCTAATTCCGATTGCTTGAACGTACTCCATTTTGTCACCAATCATCGTTTGATATCCGATGGTTGGGAAATTTCGTTTAATATATACCAATAGGGTATCAAACACTCCTGCCACTTGATCAAATGATTCAGACGTATCATCACTAAGCTGGATATGTGTTGCGTATGGTACATCTGCGCCTGCGGTTGTTACGTAAAATCGAACTGCATACCCTGTAAATCCATCCAGAGTCTGAGTATCCCAGTCTGCCGGGGGTGAGAAACTTACACGACCACTCTTACCCAGAGACTGGGTGTCAAATGTACCATCTGTAACTCCGGGAATGTTTACCCAAGTGTGATCATCTTTGTAGTATTGGATAGCGATCACGTTGTTGGTATTTACTATTCCACCTTCCATATAGACATCAATGTAACAAAATTTAGCTGCAGCCATTACTATGAAAGCATCCTGGTTAGTTACTGGAACTGCAGGAAGCATTCTCACATCTCTGGTTGTCAGGCTATTGCATTGACTGGTGAAATCGGTGTAAGATCCATTATCACTTACTACTGCCTTTTCCATTATACCCATACCCAGAGCTGCAGCCAGGACCAACTCAAACTGATCTCCATGAGTAGCCGAGTCAAACGTAAGTTCGACCGCTGTGGTGTTAGGGAGGTCTATATGACCCGAGAACATGTGTTTTGTATCCATTAACAATACTTGTGCTTTAATATCATCGGCAATGCCGTCTACAGTTATAAGATCCGCATGAATATCATCAACTACTAGATCGGTAGCCGTTAGCATAGCAATTAAAGCTGCAGAAGAGTTTGCTTGAAATAACGATGATATAAAATCTGTGTTTTTGATGCACATGAAATTGGCAAAATTAGCATGTACGTGATCTCCTACTGCAGTTACCGTTGCATCTAATGCTACAGTATAATCTACAAACCCTACCAACTCAAAATCATAAACTATCGCACCATCTAACAATAAAATTGCTCGATTTTCAAGCATTACTATGGTATATTGATGAGAAAGAGCATCACAAATAGTAGCTGAAAAAGCAACATAGTTATCTGCTCCACCATTTTGATAATGAAGCATGGATAGACGGTTTGTACCGGCTGCTGTGTCTCTATATGGTCCAAATTTTACGAAGTGGGTTGCATCTTTGTAAAGGGTAATTCCTGCTTCGGCATGATTTCCATCCCCAGCAATTGATCCGGTTACTAATGTCAAACCTGCAGAAATTGTTTGATGCCATCCAAATTTTTTAAGAGTTGTAATACTGCCAGATCCTACTACGGCTGCAATTTCATGGTCTATAGATAAAAGACCAATACCCTCAGTTACAGTTACACCACCCGTAACTGCGGAAACCCAAAACGTGGTGTCAAGATGAGAATCTTTAAATGGATCGATGTAGGCTACATCGTTGGGAGTTGGATTACATTTATCATGCAATTGGCATCACCTCATCAATTTTTGGTACTTTATTTTTGACAATTGCAATTGGTATTGGGGCTTCATCTGGTAGAGTTCCAGGCGATTCACCCTTTTCAGATATGATGGGTTTATCCAATTTAAATCACTCCTACCCTAGAATTTCCTTTGTTATTCTTCCAACTATAAGGACTTGGAACCGGGTGTCTATCTCGGTTTGTGGTCCCGCATATAACTATCAGGTCTGCGATGTTGTCTCCGTTGGGATCATCATACCAATTATTAGATCCTGTAGTATAACCATAAAAATTCTCGTCTATGGCAATAGCAGATGTTGGATGTGCATGTGAATCCCATACATCATAACTACGATTTTCCAGAAAATTGTTATGGCCTACATAGTCACCTTCAAGGCCCGTAGCTCCGGGTGGTGGATAGAAATAAACCCCAACGAAATTATCTATAATGTCGTTTTCTTCAATCGCAATACGTTGAGCATCATGATCTCTGCCGATGCCATATCCATTATGAGCGAGAGGATCACCAGGCACATGAGCTGGATCGCTTGATCCACTACCCCATTTTGTTATATAATTATGATATATTCTAGTTCCAATGGAATCACCAATTATGAGAATTCCAATACCATTAAGTACATATGCTCCATTAAGATAGCAGTCATGAATTTCTCCGTAGTCTACATTAGAAAGACTAATTCCAATGCAACCATCACTAGCACCCATGACTGCAATATCATGGATTTTATGACGATATCCAGTTACTGATAGGCAGGTAGATCCTGCAATTGCAGTTATATCCACTAATTCCAAATAGGAAATTTCAGCATAACTGCAATTAATTGTAAGCGGATTACCTGTAGTTGGGGCTATCGATGTCTTATTTGGTCCATCGCGAGCACGACCAACTAATTGAATTCCATCAGACCCTGCAGGAATTACCACATTTTCAGCGTATGATCCGGGGGCTATTCGAATAGTCCAACCGGGACCGGCAGCGTTTACAGCCCCCATGATGGTGAGCTTGGGTGAAGTAGCTGAAAGACCATCATTGCTATCCGATGCTCCTGCATATGCTTTATCAACGAATAAAGTCCCCCCTGCATCACGACTAAGATAAAGACTATCGATATCAGTCTTGATGGTAAACATTACTATGGTTGGCATTTTTAGCCTCCAAATAAGTCAGCCAGTTCTTCATCTGTCCAAATTCCGGGAGTTGCGATAAATGAGAATACAGTAGCCGCATTGTCTGAATATAATGAAATCACTGATACATAAACTCCTTCATCTGCAGAGAATATTTTTGCTTGACCAGAATCAAGACCATCTACTACCGAAATATCAACTCCATTGGAACTAAGTTGATAATAAATAATTCCGGGGCCGTGGTTGGTTATTGCAATAGATTTCGCTGGAACACCCAACCCGGATTGAGATGAGTCACCCTGCATTATGTCATAACGTTTAAGACCCGCATCTCCAACACCACCAAAGGATTGGCGGTAGATGGAAAAAGGAATGTGGCTGTAGTTTGGCATGGTGCCCCTACTGCTCGCCAATTATGACCTTATCCTTGACTCCAAATTTTTCAAGCAATGCTGTTGCTGCAACCTGATCATTAGTGTTGTAGGGAATTGCCCACTTTTCATGATCTATGAGCGTCATCTTGCGAAGACCGTATCTCATTCGTACTCTAAGATTAGCAACAGTTGGACTTATTGCGTGATTATTTACGATCTGGAGCTGGAATCTCTTTGTCACGGGGATATACATTCTCATGTCAAAATCAGACTGCCCTGCAGCGCCTGACATGATATTTGGCATTCCTGCGGCATCCATTCGAACGTAATTTTCTAGATCGTCGCGACTTATGTAAATGTAGCAGCATCTGAAAGGCCCAGTGCCTGCGGCCAGATCAAGAACTATCTGTTGCGCGTCTATTCCTACAGCCAGGATCACGGCGACATAGCCGGGAGGCACTGAAATCCAGGATCCACCCAGGACATGGCTGCCACCGTTAGCTGCCAAAGCTGGAATTTGGCGATCTAGTTCCTTGATATCTTCAAATTGTTCCTCGATAGAGGGGCTGAGAAGATCGATATGATTAGGGAGTTCACCCACGGTTGCACGCTCAACTATGTTAGCAGCAGCCAGTATGCGCTGTTTATCGGCTTCCTGTTTTGTTGGATCAATTACTGTAATGGCATCATCAGGTTTAACACCCCATCGATAAAGATCGAGAAGATTGTAATTCCGAACTACAACATGACATCGATTAATAATATTGGCTTCTGCACCGCCTACACTCCTCTGTCTAATGGAAACAAATTCGCGTGCTCTGGTTTTATTTGCAAAAGTGTCAATCATATCAACCCGGACGTTACCCTGGCCGGCAGAATATAGCTTTTGGGATTCACCGCTAATATCTGTATGGATTACGGTTTCTATGGGATTGGCTGCAGGCCTGGACGAAACCAGATTTCGAATTTCGAGAAGGCGCTTCCCGTAATTTTCATATTTACAGATTTCTGTACCTGCTACCACTACATTGTCCACTGATACTTCTGGAAGTACCTCTGGGCAGTACTGGGCATATCCGGGTTTGGCAAAAAATGTCATACATAGTTATATTTTAGCTAATTATAAAAAGATATGTTGAATAAGTTAAATATGTATGTATGAATAAATGATTTTTAGGAAATAAGTTAAATACTTTGAATATAGACTATTGATAATGCCAAAATTAACTGATGTAATGGTAACTCAGTCCGGGGGATCTTCGTTACGGGTTACATTGCCAAAGGTTTGGTGTAAAGAAAATAAATTAAAACATCATGATACCGTACAAGTAATGAGCCATGGTGTACTTATTATATTTCCACCAAATGTAAATAAAGATTTGGATGTAGATAAAATAATGATAGACATTAGGAGTACAATAAATTTTCTAAAATAAATTAAGGTGGAACCCATACACACCTACCAAGTGAATCTTTAACTGTACCGGATGGGCAGATTTGTTCCATGACAGCCCCAGAGGTTTTACAAACCCCTGCTGAATCTGCAGGTGATCCAGATGGACATGCTTTTTCAGATATCCCGGATTTTAAAATACACAACCCAGCATGTGTTGATGGGCAACTTGGAGGAGGAGTTGTAATTATTCCACCATATCCCATATGTACATTTTTCGATCCATCTGGATTAGCTGACACATTAAGTCCGTTTGCTATAGCCGATCCTACGTTAGACGTTTGAGATACAGATTTTAACCCGTTTAATCCAACAGCTACGCCATATTCCATTTTGTACATCTCCTATCATAAAACAGTAGTAATTTTTGTAATATCAACACATTTTCCGCTAATTTCAATTGTTCCGGGTGTGCATATTTTTGGTACCACAATGTCAGGTGTCCTACAGATACCATTAACTATACTCGATCCGGATGGACAGATTGCAGCACCTATACATTTACCATCAGATGCCATAGGAAAACTAGATGGACATGGAGCTGACTGTATAGGGGGTTCGGGTAATGGGACACATTGACCATTTACAATATTACCATTGGGACATAACAACGGTTTGGGTATGCACACTCCAACAGAATCTCTCATCATGGTATCCGGACAATTCAAATTGTAATCAGGAGCACATTTCTGATGATCAATTTGATACGATTGTCCTGGAGGACATGTTGGAGTTGGTGGGGGGCTTACCGTAACTCTTCTACCCGATAGTGACATATCGGATACATTGTAGTATGTGTTAATATAATTTGTTATAAAAAAGTGGCTAGAAGAATATTCTTCTAACTGCTGCACTGATCGTCTTCATCCGGTGAGGTGTAATATACCATTAGAACACGATTTGTCTTACCCCCTTCATTTTCAATTCCATCAGACAGCGCGAAGTACATGTCATCTGGAGAGAAATCATCCACCTTCAAAACCTCAACAGAACGTGCAAGGGTCACTGCTCTGATATCATCAATGTTAATGCTGTAGATATCTGCAGTGTCCACTGCATATGCAATGCCTACAGATATGATGGCCAGGTCAAGCTGGGGGTTGGCGAGAGCAGTTCTAACGTGAGTCCAGACGTTAGCGGTAAGAGCAGGCACGTTCAAAGTTTCTAACGGAGTGGCACACTTAGCGTCAGCAGCCACATTCAATGTCAGATCGCCCGCAGTTGTTGCCTTGGTGGACTTGATCCAGTACTCAATGTGAGTATAGATGTCGAGATCGCCAGGAGCTACTACTTCAGTGGTAAGAGCACCTGCAGCAGTAGCCACTACGAAATCAAACTGACAGCTTCCAGCTCCTACTTTGAAATCAACGTTATCCAAAGTAGCAGTGACATCCGCACCGACTGCTTCATCCCAAGCATCTTCACAATTATCAATAATTACAGAATCTGCAACTCTGAGAGATTCCATAAAGACACCTTTACACCCACCTGCGAGTGCTAGAGCGAGACTACCCCAGAGCTGGGTGGTAATGTTACGGATGGGTTTTGCACCCACTGGAAGTCTTACCCAATAATCAGATACACCCTGAATGGTATTGAGAGAGACATCCCCTATTGGAAATATACAAAACATTTTTAATCACCTTTAATTAGAGCACTGATCGTCTTCATCAGGGCTGGTGTAATAGACCATCAATTTACGATTGGTCTTGCAGTCATCAGATTCAATTCCAGCAGACAGTGCGAAATACATGTCATCTGGATTGAAGTCATCCACTTTTAGAACTTCGACAGAACGTGCAAGAGTTACTGCGCGAAGATCATCCATCCAGACATTACAGGCCCCTACATCAATATGGAATTGGAGGCCGGCAGAGATGATGGCCAGGTCAAGCTGGGGATTGGCGAGAGCTATTCTGCAGTGTTTCCAGACGTTTGCAACCAGGGCTGGAGCACTTAGGGTTTCCAGAACGGATGCACAATCTGCAGTATCATCCAGTAGAATTCTGAGGCTGTCGGCAGCCATATCTACACTGCTCTTTAGCCATACCTCAATATGGGTATAGGTATCGAGATCTCCGGGAGCTACTACTTCTGTGGTAAACACATCTGCAGCCATCGCTGCGGCACAAACATGCTTCACGGAAGCAGTACCTACCTTGAAATCAACCAGGTCTACCGCATTTGTGGTGTTGGCTGCTACGGCACTGTCCCATGCATCTTCACAGTTGTCGATTACGACAGAATCAGCAACTTTCAAAGATTCAAGGAATACTCCTTTTGCTCCACCGGCCAGGGCCAGTGCCAAACTACCCCAGAGTTGAGTAGTAATGTTGCGAATGGGCTTGGCGTTTACCGGGAGTCTCACCCAGTAGTCCGATACTCCCTGGATGGTATTAAGGGAGACATCACCTATCGGAAAAATTATAAAGGCCATTAGTATCCCCTATGCGAGGGTGTATTCATAGCCCCAAAGCGCAATCTCGAATCCCCTGACACCTGCAGCCCAGGCTGGAATTGCAACGCCGTTGTCAGTGATCTTCACGGAACCGATCTCCTTCATGAGGGTGTAAGGCCTGGCAAGCTCAGTTGGACCATTGAAACGCTGGTTAGCAACCAGTCTCTGCTGAGGCATGACGAAGGGATTATCGACGGTTTCACAGTTAAAGATCTGAGGGAAGCGACTGTTGCCCTTTTCGAACTTTATCTGGAAGTTGTTGGGGTGGGGTACAACACCGCAGTGGGTGAATCTGTAGAACTTCTTGTCTGTGGCTGTCCACCGCAGACTCTGGAAAGGCACCTGTACATACTGGCCGTCGCGTACTAATTCCATTTCTTGGTTAGGTGTAGTGGGCTGATTGTTCTTGCTGTATATCATTATGCGCTTAATCTGAGGATCATCTGCATTTTGACCCATGTTTAGGCTGGACCAGGAATCCAGAGTTGCCGGAACAGATCTATCGATAACTTGAGCACCAATAACATCTGCAATCTCCATATCGCCCAGGACTGCATACTGTCTGATCTGGTTGGAATTGGCTGCAGCAGAAACTTCAGCTACTGGAGAGGCCTTCAGAGCATTAAGCATCTGATCCTGTCCCTTCGCGAAGGCAATGTGAGCCTTAATTTCCATATCTGTATTGATGGCCGCGTCGCCGCCATGTGCTAGTGTCGGGAACTCTACCTTGAAATTTAGTGTGTCGCCAGGGCCGATCTTAACAGAAGTCGTATCAGCAGGTCCACCCATAAGAAGGGCTTTACCAAAGTTAATTGCTGTCTGCCTCTCTCGGAACGGATAATTAATTTCAGGAGATCCATCGCGCAATGCAGGGGCCATCTTTTCATTGATGGAAATATTCTCACCGATATCGTTACCTGCAATAACGGGTGCTACTCTCTTAATAGGTACTCTGACACCCATTGCATCTACTGGGCCGATGATTTCGATACCCTCAAGCTCTGCGCACATATCTGGAGCCGCTTCCCATGGTTTTGCGTATCGGCTGAGGCCAAATTCGTAAACGTAGGCCGGATCATCCCCACATTGCACAGAAGCTCCCGGCGTAGTTGCCGTAACGCTGAATGGGAACTTGAAATTTACCACCATTCGTCCATAACCTTGTACCATATTTTACACTCCTTGCATCATAGCAATTACATATATACAACATTACATGATATAAATACTCTTCTATATATATCATATCATAGTAAAGTATAGCTAACTATATATATCATAATTACCAAGTATATCATATGCCACTTGTAGTAAAGATGAATGATCTTGATCAAAAGGACTTCATGATCAGATGTCGTATAAATGATACTTCAGCCAGTGCTGTAGTTCGTGAACTTATTAAACAGTGGATGTCAAACCATCCCGAAATGCAAAAAACTAGGCAAAAACTTGCAGTAGACTGAGATTCCAACATGACTAAACATCTTTCAGATGAACATAAAGCTAAGATATCTGCAGCTAATAAATTAAAAAGCCAAACCCCTGAAACCAAAGCAAAACGATCATTGGCTGCAAAAAAACGATTTGAAGATCCGGTAGAACGGGCGAAACTATTAAAAAATCGTAAAGCTTATACATTTACATCTGAAGATAAACAACGAATATCAATAGCTACGAAACATGCAATGACAAATCCAGAAGTACGTAAAAATATATCAGCACGTAAACCTAGAATCATAACCATGGAAACTAGAGCAAAATTATCAGCATCTATATCGAAAACAACCCAAACTCCAGAATATCGGAAAAAGATGTCAGACATAGTAAAAGCCAGATATTTGAATCCAGATGCAAGATTAAAAACATCTATCGCTGTAAGAAAGGTTATGGAACGTCCAAATAATCGTGCAAATTGTATGAATTTTGGAGAAAAAAATGGACGATGGGAAGGAGGTAAAAGTTTCGAACCTTATTGTCCAAAATGGACTCAGGATTTACGAAGACGTATAAGAGCATTTTTTAAATATAGATGTATCATATGTGGAAAAACAACAGAAGAGAACAAAGAACTTCTTTCCTGTCATCACGTAACCTATGACAAAAACGCCTGCTGCGATGGAAAACCTGTACATTTTGCAGCGTTGTGCCGTAAATGCCATATCCGAACAAACTCAAATAGACCTCGTTGGGAAGCAATATTCCATCATATTATAGATGAAATCTATGATGGACATAGTTACTACACTAAAAAAGAAATGTCAGAATTAAACCATCCTAGCTAATGTATCTGCAGCCTTCCCTGCAGCCTTCCTCGCATTCTCCCTATCACCTTTTTCAGCATAATATATTGCTACTCCAATATCATTTACTCGCTGGCCACTTGATATCACCAACTGCTGTGCTTCGCGAAGAGTGGCTGGATATAACGCCCCACTGCGAAGTAATCCAATTGCCTTCTTAATATCTGTAAGACTCAATCTATAGCCCTCCCAGGTCCTCTTTGCATGGGTGAAATCGCGACAGACGCTCTACCGGCAAACTGCCCTTGTGCCGAAACTTCGAATCCATGCTCTTTTGCGATCTTTCCAAAATTCTTAAACGCGCCGGCAGATACAGCTCCTATGATATTTCCTCGATCTTTCATGAGGGCATCTTTCATCGCGACAACGTTTTGCTGAATTTTTGGTATATCAGTCGGACATATTTTGTAGTCGCGAACTATGTCCTCGGATATCTTTCGCCAAGCAGCCTGGGTGCCTCCTTCCGAAGCCCAACCAGCAGCAATCGATGTCAATCCGGCCATCCCAATCTTGATAAGAGCTTCACCCAGGGGTTCACAAAAAACTTTAGATAACACATCGATCCCGGCAGAAACAAATGACGGGGTTACAATATTACCCATATCCATGTATTTCACAGGTGCATCTACAGGTCTTTGTGCATTTTGAATTGTCTGTGACACCCTTTCGAATGATGTGGGTTCAATAGAGGATTCTTCGGGAATAGCCAAAGCCTTTGTTGCATCGTTTCGAGCTTGACAATAGGAACATTTCTGCCCAACTTCACCTAACGTAGGAATTGCCATAATCATTTCATCCGTATATGCAGTTGCATCATAATAAATTGAATATGGCACAAATTTTTTAGTTAATGGATTTTTTGTAAGCTGCAGATAGACAAGAGGTCTATGATTTCCATCGAAATCAATTGGTTGCCTAAAATCTTCAATTGCTCCATCTTTCAAACCTTGACCTTCCGGTACATGGTAGACCCGAAACGGTCCATTAATTCCATATTTATCGTCTTTTAAAATTTCAATCGGTAGAGCCATTTCGAATCTCCTGAATTATCAGTTTTAGCATATTCGCGATGTGAGTAGTCTTCTTTTTACTATGTTCCACGCTTGATATAAAGCTTGGCCAAAGTTCTTCTGCCACATTTAACAACCTTACCGCAATCTCATGATTTTGATCTTCCGGAATATCACCAACAGCTTCATGCAAATAGGGCAATGCAGTTATCCAGGTATTTGATTTGATAATAACTTTAATAGAAGCATCCACTCCAAGAACAGTTGATTGCATCAGTAAACCTTTAACCGTTGCCTCATCTGGAATTTCGTTTGTCATAGACTTAAACGTATCCAGAATAACATCTAATCCGGATAAACTCATTTCATCGCCCCTACGATAGCCTTAACACCAGGACTGGACGAATTCAAATCCTTAACCGGCCCTATTTTACTCTGCACAACAGCTTTTCCCACTTCAGTAGCTATTGTTTTAAGTAACTCAGTTTGCCTGTAAGCCTCTGCTGCCTTGGCCTCTGCCTCAGCTCGTCTAGCTTCTCTTTCAGCAGTTGCCTCCTGTGTTCTTATCTTTAGCTCTTCCATTTTATAATCATGTTCGTTCTGAATTTGTAGGTCCGTTGCATCTCCCTGATGCAGATTCGCACCTGCAGAATTGGCTTGAGCTATGAGGTCTTTGATATTCATGGTGTTCCGCTGAGCATCACCCAATCTTGCTTCCAAACTGGCAAACTTCTGAGCAAGCTCTGTATTCTTGATCTCTAGATTTTGTTTCGTAAGTTCCATAATCTCTTTTCTTAAATCATCTCCACCAGTATCCGCTTTTTGAGCAGTGGTCAGTTCTTTTATAAGCTCGCGATTTTCTTTAATGGTTTCTTTAAAAAAATCCAATTGGACTTTCATAGCCTCAACCTGTGGATTTGGTCCAGATTCCTGGGTGACAGCACCACCCTTCAATTCACGAAGTTCATCCATCCTTCTACGATGTGCTTTTTCCTCATGCTCCTGCTGCTGTCGCCATTCATCAGCTCTCATCTGAGCTTGATTCATATTTAATGTCATCATAGCCATCATAGCCTGCAACGAATCGCTAAATGACAATCCAGCCGCAGGATTGGCTGCAACGGGGTTTGGATTTTTAGCTTGCATAAATGCATTCAATGGATTGTTATTATAAGACTGCATTCCTAATGATTGTCTTATGAAATTTTCACGCTTATCTTCAGGTAAACTCTCGGCTATCGTTCGGATGTCATCTGGAGACATGCCATGCATTTTGAAGCCCGATGACTTGGATATTTTCGGTTCGTCTTCCTGTTTCGCTTCCTCCAGTTCCCGTTTAGCAAATACTTCAGCCTTTTTCGCATTGTGGATAGCTGCATTCAAAAGTGTAGTTTTTGCAGTATTTTCCAGCATTGCATTAGCCCTTTCTAGCAGATTATCGGTAGTTTCGTCAGAAATAATCTTTTTTGCATCCAATACCTGCTTGGCAGCCTCTGTAGACACTTCATCTGAGGCTGGCCTGCCTACCTTCTTACTGGTTCCCATAAATCTATTGTATAATACAAAGCTATATAAATAATGCTGTTTCTTCACATATATATGTGGGATAAAGCGCCAAATAAAGTAGGCCACAAATATCTAATGCAAGGTAGTGCAGGGGTGGCTGATTTACCAGACATCATGAGTGCATCTGAATTCGCAGCCAGGTGCGGATTAACAACAAAAGACAATCAATACAATTACACTACATTCTGCATTAAATTCACAACTGGAGAGCTGTTAAAAGCTATGAATACCATGGAAGGTCAACCAGATGCCCCAGCATGAAATTCATTATAATATAGACGATATAATGATAGGTCATAAATGTCCAGAGGTTCACCAGATAATGGATATTTTATCAAAAGAAGGTCCCAATCACCGTAGATTATTTCATGATAACCAGACAGTACAAGATGTTTTAGAAGCAACTAATAGCCTTGAATCGGCATGGTCTGCTCATTATCACCTGGTGGCTGATCGTTTAATTCGCGAAGGCGAACCCACCCAGGAGCTGCCAGATAATGTACGTAAGGAATCCATAATAGCAGAGATGTTTGATCTGATGACCCGAGGAGAAGTTCCTATCGTTTTATTCCCAAATTCAGTATTATCTCGACTGATTTCTGCCATTTTAGATGGTACTGCACAAATCGTAGATCCATTAAATTTACCAAATCTAAAAGAAACTTATTATATTAAGCGATGAGAGGTTTACAATATGGATGAGAATGCAAATGCCGTAGATAGTCGTGTAGATGAAATATCTGAACAACCTTCTGAAGAAGAAGAAAAAACATGCATGCCCTGCCTACTTCCCGGCATAATGACTGCATGGGCAACCACTCGTGCGGTGTGCGAGTTTCTTCCAGATCCAGAATCAAAGGCAAAATGCCGCAGTCAATTAGAAGAGGAAGCTAAAGACATCAAAAGCGTAAAAAGTGCAGAATCCGTTATGCTTAGAGCTATCGAGAATTCTGAAGACCCAGAAGCTTTTATTGAAGCATCTATCAAATTTGCCCAACAGCATAATAGTGCCAATTCTGCAGCTCTATTGGCCTGGGCAGCCAAGCAAGAAGCAGAAAACAAACCGATATCTGAAAAAACAATGAAAATCATTCGAATTCTTAGGTTGGAGGCCGGAGTATAATGGATAAAGCCCAAGAATTGATCGACTTTGCACAGCAGAATGGGTTCGAGATTCACAGCCGCACTAGCCCCCAGGAATGGGTGACAGTGTTGGCTGAAAATGAAGGTCAATGTCCCTGCAAACACGCCCCGTCATGCCCCTGTGAAGACGCAATTTCTCGAATAAAAGATCCAGCCAAACCCCCGGAAGATCAAATGTGCGGATGTGCATTTTATGTATCACCTGCCTATTTAGAACACTACAAAAGGCCTGCATGGAAACCAAATACCCCCACCATTGCAACTACTGTAAAATCAGTAGTTACTAAAGTCACACCTACAAAAGGAGAATACAAAAAGGTTCGCGATGTAGATCCAGAAGTTTCGAAACTCGCGATCCAGAAAGCCCAAGTTTATCTGGATGGGTTGGAAAAAATCAAACTGGGAAAACTTGATGATTTTTCAAAATTGATGGAACAAGAACGTAAAGACTCGGAATCATGCTCAATGTGCTCAGAGGATGCTGAAATCGTAAGCGCCCAGGGCACATACGTAGCGGTATTATGCAAACATGGGAACCAAGAATGTGAATCTGAGCTGTCTCATCTGATAGATAAAACTATGAGCGTTATCGATGAAAATTTCATGGCGGCTGGATTGGAACGTGAAATTATATCAGATAAACCCAATACACCCAAGCCTGCAGGAAAAACTAACGCTTGGTTAGAATTTTCAAAGTCTATCATGTCTGATCCTTTACTAGAAGGTAAACTTCAAAAATATAAAATGAAAATCGCAGCAGGAATATATCGAAAAGAATATCCAGATATACAATCTGCAATGGCAGGAATCAAAGAATGACCTGGCAAATGAATAAGGAAGATCTAAAAGCCATCGAACTACTCTATGCTAATGGTGGTAGATCAGTAACGGATTTAGTGCGCGAAATTTATGGCATAGAATTGGATGCTGATGGTAAAGAAAATAATGGGGATCGACTTAAAAAAATCAATCGCTTCAAAACACATCTCAAAAGCATGGTTGATGATGGTTTTCTGGAAACCAGTATAGCCAAAACCGAAAGCAGCAATCACCCAGTCACCGTATACTCCCTGGCAGATGGAATTATTCGAGGAAAGGGAGTTCTACTTATTTTTAGCGAAGATGGAATAGATCTAACAGAGATAGGGAAGATCATTAAAATTCAAAAACCTGATGGAAAAGCAGCTATTTTACCTTTAACACTATAATATTAAGGCCTGGCAGGTTTCAGGGAGTTCACCCGCCTGCCAACACGTTTCAAAGAACAGCCAGCCTTAATCATAAGATCGCACAATCTTATGGTTCTGTGGTGACACATGGAACTGTAAATTGGCTCGACCCCAAGTATTCGTCTGGACATGAGATCCTCATTCTTTCCTTGGGACTTACCGAGCCGGATAATCGCATGGGCTGCGTAGAAACCCATGTACTCTCACCCCATGGTCGAATCTATTTACGCAGCCCTTGTTGACCCCTTGTGAATTTCTTCATAACTATGAGAGAAGCAGACCTCTCCACTGCCTCTCATACACAATTCTATACCGCATTTTTCTCATAGATAATCATAACCCCGGTGGAAAGGAGGTACACAATGGCACCGGGGAAACGATGTGTTTCTATTGGCGAGACTTCAGCAACCTGACTGGGCAGTGCCAGGATATACTCTACTATTCTTTCCAACTACTTAAATCTTTTGGAGTAGGTCAAAGGTTACATCAATGTTTCGGCCTGCCATTGGGACAATGCTTATCGTTTTAGATTCATATCCTTCTTTTACCGCCACAATTACAACCGGGGCACTCGCGATCATCTGAACTCCAATCAAAGGCGCAATTCCCTGCGGCATATCATTCATTATGATATCGCAGTCATCCGGTGTAGTAAAGACACTAATCATTCCGTTTGCTACTGGTAATGGCATAAGCTTACGGAAAATCTTGTTATCTCCAAATCCAACTTCGATATCCTCATGCCAGGCGCTGCAGCCCTCCGCAGCCAGCACAAAATGATGCTTACCTGGCGATAGATCCACAAAATCAGGAGTAGCTGTCATCATGTCCTTACCATCGACATATAACCTGGCATGAGTGGGTGTAGATTTGAAGTGAACTCTAACCATGTCTGGAGAATCAGCAAGCTTACATTTCTGCCAGGCCCCTTTGATCATGTCTGGATCGATGTACATGTTTCTACCCTTATCATTAGGCTCAGCCAGGCACTCATTAACCATGATGTAGTTCAGGAATATTTCTTTCCAATCTGATCTGGTAAATAAATCTTCGCGATCCCCATCTCCAAGATATACTGCACCCAGTACCCTACGGTACATCTCCAGCGGCGTGTTCGGGTCAAAATATACTGTTACCGTCTTTCCAAGTGCCAGTTCTCTCATGCGCTGGGTGGCCTGGCCAGCTCCCCGGAAGGTTCCCTTTTCCTGAGAATTGATGCCGGCCAATCTAACTTCTTTACCATCTACAAATATGGTATCACCGTCATCAACTTTGTCACAGATCCCAACTAACTTTCCTCTATCTAATTCCTCTTGAACCAATGCAGGAGGCTTTGCGACATCTGCATATCCTTGATAATAAAGAGCATACGCATTATAATAATTGTAATATGAACTCGTCTTAGGAAATCCGTTATCATCAAGAAATTGCTTAAACTTATTCAAATCCGCAAGCAATGCCAGATAATGATCTTGAATCCCCTCATAAATTTTTAATGGGTTGTAGTGCTGATCATTAAACCAAGTAACCCTGGTTCTAACTGCAGCATCGAACTGCCAAAAATTGGTCTGAATCCTAACCAGCCACTGTCTTGCCAAAGCATCTATCTTACTATCGATGGCAAGAATATCCTCACTCGGGTAACTCAGGTCTGTCAGATCGGTTTCTGGCATCGTCTTCACCTCCGAAATCGCGAAGTTGGGGCATCTCTACCATTTCAATGGGTCCACATTGCACTTTTATTTGCATAAGACTTATCTATGTTGCTTCTATTTATAGTTCTTAGATACAATGGTTGGATAAGTGATTGACATGGATAAAGACCTGAAGGAAGCTGCAAGAAAGGCCAATGAGCAAGTGGATAAGGATCTCAAAGAAGCATTAAAACGCCTCGCTAAGGAGAAAAAGTAATGGTAATCCAACTTAGTGGAGGATCCAGAGCTACAGTTTCCATTGGCGGGTCCTCTGGAATTAAATCTTCAACTCCTGTATCGGTATATAATCCACCTGCGGTTTCCAGGCCTGCAGTAGCTGCTCCTTCTGGTGTATCATACGTTACACAGACTAGGTTAGTTCCTACACCCACCGCGTCGGTATCCTCGGCGCAGCAAACATTAATTGATCGTAATCCAAGTTTAAAACCTCTTACTACGGTAAAAACACCAACTCCTATCCCATCTGTAGTAGTAAATAAAACCTTACAAACAGCAGTACAAGTTAGTAATGCTCGAACCAATCTTACTTTACAGGAAAATTTATCACCAGTTTCAGTTAAACCAATAGCAATTCAGCTATCCAGTGTACCCGGAGTAGTTGAACCTGTCAAACCACCCGCACCGACTGTAACTCAAACCCTTGCAGCTATATTAGCAGAATCAAAAGCATCTGCTCCTAAAATAACAACCATCCCCACCAATAGCTTACTTAACACACCAACCGTTACAATTCCCACATTATCACCCACCATCAACGATACAGTTAAAAAAATAGTAGACGTTGCAAACAAAGCATCAGCTACTATTGCAGGTCGTACTGACCTTAATTGGGTAAATGGTGCAAAAATAGCAGACAATGAAGATGTTACCGCTAAAATAAATTCCATAGTGGCAAAGGCATTAAGTGGTCAAAACGCTTCAGAGAATTTTAATCAGCTCATTGCTCCACAACTATCCTCTTTATCCACATTATCAAAGGCTAGAATTAACACAATTACCACTAAATCCGTTGCTACCAATGAGGTAAACAATATAACCGCAATAAATGCAATAAAATCCATATCGAATTTGGTTACGTCTGGAATGAAAAAGGCGGCATCTACGTCAGATGCACGAAATCTAAAAACCGTAGCTTCAGTGGCAAATGATAACGTAATAAACATGAAAATTGCATCGGATGCCACGGTCAAGAATGACCACGAAGCCCTAATATCAAAATTGTCGAGCATTGTCAAAAATGGTGCGACTGCTGCAGCCAATGCCCGAATAGAAGCCGGTAAAACCAAATTGGGTATCATGAGCGTGGGTGGAACTGAATCAATGAATATACCCGGATTCGATTTGGTAAATCCAACCCCGTTAGAAAAAACCATTCAAGACATTAAGAAAAGTTCTGGAAAATCAGATGCCATTCCTGCAGCTAACCCACCCGGATCTATTACCAATGATAAAACTAAAGCACCATCCAAACCCAGCACTACTAAAAAAGCAGAACCCGAAACCCAAGCTCAAAAAGATGCAAGAACTAAAGCAGAAGCCCAAGCTGCAGGAGCATTGGATTTTGATAACACAGGCTCAATTGGAAATGATGTAATATCATCAAAATCAACTATTAAAAACGCAATATCGATAAAATCTAGTACTGGAACAATTGTTAAAGTTGATCCAGACGTATATACTTCATTAAAAGCCACTGGTTGGTCTGATACCCAAATGGCCACTGCGATGGCCAGTGGAAAAATGGGAATAGTACCACAAACATTAGGAAGCGGCGCAGGTGTTAATGCGGGAAAAGAAACTGGAAAAATCACATTAGATTTAAAATCATATAGACCAGATGCAGTAATCGATAAAAGCCTATTTTATGTAGAACCTACAGTTGTAAAAAATTCAAATAATATACCTACTGCAGTACCTGAATGGGCATTAGCCAAAGCCAAATTTATTGGACTTACCGAAGCCGAAACCGCCGATTTGGGTACAAAAGTACTTGAAAAGATAGCCACCGCGCCCGTTGCAAGTGTTCCAGTTGCAGATTTCGGGGAACCTGGTAGTCTTATAACCGAAGCTAAAACTGCGCTCCTACCATATGAAGAAAGAATGGTACAGGCAGGACTTGGTAAAATTGTTCCTCTAACGGCTGCCCAAAAACAAGCAGCGGAATCACAAGATACAAGTATCATAGGAAAAACCGTATCCTATCTAGGCAATTTATTCGGAAAAGTAAATAGACCAGAATACCCAAATGGATATGAGTTACAGGATACTGTAGAAGGAATACTTGCAAAGGACATGATTCTTAAACAATTAACTGCACCCGGCGTATCCCTTAGAAATATCCCGTCTGTAGGTGGAGTAACTTCATATGAGATATTTTCAGATGCAATCAAATCTGCAAGTGCATCTGATTTAGATAAAATTGCAAAAAGCAATCCGAGAGTTCTATTAGGAGCATCAACCGATACTCAATTGAGAAATAAAATCTCCCAGGAATTGGGTGATAAATTTGAACCAGTTATCCAAAGTGCCATGAGTAAAACCGAATTAGAACAATATAACCGAGACTTAAATTCAAACAATCCAGATCTTCGATTTAACATAAATACCTTTGAAAATATGGAAGATTTTGGAAATGCACATTCTATTGATGCGATTTCATTATTCTATGACGCAGTAACACTAAGTCCTGGTGCAAACCTAGTTTTAGCTGGATTAATTCCAATGAAACCAGTCACCACTACTGGAAAACTGGCTGCAAAAGCATTAGAATTAACCCGAGAAGGAAAAATATTAGAAAATGGAATAGAAGTAGGCAAAGCGTCAATAGACCCTGCAACTTCTAAAATTAAAGCAACCATCGGTAAAGAAACCTTTGATATCGAATCTGATCTTTCTAGAACCCCAAAAACCAAGACAATATCATCTGAATCCACCAAATTCGAAACACCCAAGGCTACTTTGGAAATGGGTCCTGATGGAAAAATTAAAGTTAAACAATCTACATCGACAGTTACACCAACCAAAAGCATAAGTGAAACCACTGCAGCATCACTAAAACAATTAGAAGAGTCTATTGCAAAAGATGTTGCAAAATATGGAAGTAGTCCTACAGAATACAAACCATTAACTGCAAATGATATACAACTTACAGAAGATCTCGGTCAAGGTGTATATAGAGGTGCCGATGGTCAAAAATACATCAACTATGGCAGTAAAACCAACCCTAGATTCCTTTCCGTTGCTGAAGACTATGATCCAAATGTAAAAGGAATATTGAGTGTACAAGAAGTAGATGAAACTGGGCATGCAAGTGTTGTAAAATTAACTTCGTCCGTAAATGAAGCTGATAACGTATTTCATGTATCCTGGGCGGATCCGGAATCTGGACTTAAAGGAACAGTATCAGTTAAAGCTCCTACCGCAACACTCACTGACGAAATTAAGCAAGCCGCAGCTCAATCCGACTATGAAACTAAAATAGCATCCAATGGTGCGGAACCCACTCTAGCCTCTGAAGAAGCAGAATGGGCAGCCAGGGCCGAAGATATGTATGGGGAAGGTAGCGGCGGCATGGGTGGAGAAGGCAGTGGAGGAATGGGCGGTAGTGAAGGTTATAGTGGAGGAACTACCACTGGGGCAACAGATTACTCAACCTGGACCATGAATTCGGATTGGGGAGCTGAAATCCGCAGTCTAGATGGTGGAAAAACGTGGGAAGTTAAAGATCCCGAAACCAGTGCAATAATGTCTACCAAAGAGTACGAATCACTCTTAACCACCCGTAATGAAGCCCGCAGAGCCAAATATGATGCAACCACCAATACTTACACCAAACTAACTAAAAATCCAACTACGGGATTATATGACGTAACCATGTACCAGGACTCTGCAGGGGGTTGGGTGACAAAGGCCCAGTTAGACGCAGAACGGGCCGCCATCGCACTCAACAACCCAACATTCACATATGGCGTAGACAGCTCTATGAATAATGCCAGAATCAGAACCAACGATGCTACTAAGGCAGTCCAATACATGGACCCACAGACTGGAAACTGGCTGGAAAAAGATGTCTATGTTAAGCTAATCGGATCGGCAGAAACACCCATCTGGAACCCAGAAGGATATTACTACTTTAAGAATTCTGATGGAACATTCTCAATCCTAAACCCATATACCAATGTAAGACAAACACCAGATGAATATGCTGCATACCTTGCTGCCCGAAATACACCCACCCCAACGCAAGTTTCAACCTATCAAACCCCATCAGATTATTCATCATATGTTCCAAACCTGCAGTATGCCTATGATAATTCAGTTGCTCAAGTGGCAACCAGGACTGGTGGTGCCGAACAAACCCTAAGCGCCTGGGACCAATTTGTGCAAACTTCTGACTTTGACCGAATCATAAAATCCGAATCAGACACCCAGATTCTAGTCAAAGCCAAGAACGGTGAATCTCTAACTGAAGCCGAGATATCCCGAGCACAATTCCTCAGATCTCAAATGTCACCAGAGGGCCAGGCAGCCTTCGATGCAGCTACCGGAGGAGAAACTTCAGCCAATCTCATGCCAATGAATGATTTCGAAAACATGGTAACTGGCAATAGAGATGCAATTAGCCAGATGTCGGATTCAGAAATCAAATTATCCGGTCTACCACCTGAAAAAGAAATAATCGTTCATCAAACCAAAGCTGAAGAGAACATTGGAAAATTGCTTGCTATGGATGAATACACCACCATCCCAGATGAAAGCAAAAATATCATCCAAGCCGAACTAGGATATTATGCAGGAGAACCTAGTACCATTTCAAACCTGTTAAATAAATTCAACTCTTTGAAAGGGTCCTGGACTCTCCAAGCAACCCAAACCTGGGACAAAATCGTAGAAGCCCTTAAATCAGCCAAATCTCTCATATCCGAAATGCCCACCTGGTGGACTTCGCAAAATTCAGATTATGGACTGGCTGAATTGGTACTTGGAAATAACAAGTATAGTGACATCCTAATTTCAACCCCAAAATCACCTACATCATCGACTATGGAAACTGCATTTGCCAAATCATTCAACAGTGGCGTATTTACTGCAGGAAGTGATGGTGCTCTAGCTGTCGAATATACATACAAAAAACTTCCCGGTTGGATAGTTAAATCACCAGAAGGATCAATTTCATTTATCCGAAAAAGCGATCTAATAACTACTGCAGACGAAGCAATCAACTTTGCAGTAAAACCAATCGATATGTACTTCTGGGAAAAACCAACCAATGTTCAAACTCAATTCCAAATACCAGCAGATGCAGATGGAAGCAAAGTCATATCTATCACTAAGGCTGACCCATATGCTGCTTCAGAGGCAGAATGGTCAGGTCTAACCAGTTCTGGTGGTTTAACCAGCGACATGACTCAAGAGTTCGTTAAAATCGATCTCATGACCCCCAGCGGTCTAGTTTGGAGCACAGTTCGAGAAGCAAGCAAATCCGGAGCTTTCCAGCTCGGAAAAACCGTGAACGTAATTGAACGTGATGCCATCCGAGTTGTAGGCCTGGCCGGCACAGATATCCAGGCCCTGGGTGCAGATGAATTTAGAACATTCATAGAATCCAATGCTAACGAAATACGGAACCTATCAGGCGATGATCTACCATATCTCACAAAATATTTAGATGAATCCCGATCAAACATGATCGACAATCTCAGATCATCACCAGAAGAATCAATACAAACAGAAATAATACCAGAACCTGCCGTACAAGAAATACCCCAGACTATTTCCGAAACAATATCCCCGACTACATTAGCATCTGAATATTCTGAAGCTGCAGCAAAGCTTGAAGCAACCAGATCTAATATCATCAATTCAGCAGACGAGGTAGCTAAACTTAGCGATGATTACGCTACAGCTTCAGCAAAGGCATCCGCAGATCCAAAAAACAAAGCTTTGGCTGCTGAAAAAGTAGCTGCCAAAGGAAGGCTGACTGCAGCAGAATCTAAACTTAAAGCATATAATAAAGCCCAATGGGACGATTTGGCTATCTCAAAGGCCAAAGCATCCAACATCAGAACAGGTACTGGTAAAATCAACGAATTGCTTACCGAATTAAACAATTTACCAGTTTCAGAAGGTAAAAAGGCATTTGAAAACCTAATATCCAAAGATGAAGCCCTTATCGAGACAATTCAAAACATGTCCCGATCAGAAGCAGAAGATCTAGCATCCAAAATTGCATCAAAGCTCGGCAGTGATCGCTCCCAGGCAGAAAAGATCATGGGCCTTAACTACCAGGGTGCTGCTAATCGTATTACAGATAGTACCATCACAAAGATGACAAGATCTGATCAAGAACTAATAAGCAAAGCAAAGACCAGAGCACTCAGTCAAACGGATTACCAGCAAATGGAACGTATATTTGATAATGCAAAAGCCTATGAGGGGATATCAGTAAGCTCCGATCTTGGAAGAATGAAGATCAACAGCATATTAGATTCATCTATTGCAGACAAAACATCAGAGCTTCGAAAGTTGCTATCAGATACCGATGTCAAAACTGCATTGAAAGATGAAAAATTTGCAGATGAAGCTTTCAATAAAGTTTACGATATCAATCCAGACGTTGCAACTCAATTCCAAAAGGCTGCTCAAGATGCAATTATCGCATCTGTAAAATCCGATCCAAAATTTGCAAACCTAAGTAAAGGCGCTAAAGATTTCGTAGATCAGCTTTACACCAAACGGATCTACACTATCGAAGATATGGAAAAACTAGCCGAAATTCAAGCAACATTGCCCAGAAGCACATTCAGTAGGTTCATTCGAGGAACTGTAATCGGATCTGCTGGAAAAGCAGCTAAATGGGTAGCCACTCATAAACTAAGAGCAGTAACTGGGGTAGTAGCAACTTATTTAGCAGTAAACGGTGCATTCTTCATTTACTTCGCTGCAGAAGAAGGCACCCAGTCTTTGATTCAGATGGTTGGATTCAATTCACCTATAGATCAATTTGCCAAACAGATGAATGAAACTGGTCTACCCGCAATGAATAAAATAAATGATATGCTTGCTCCATTTGATTGGGCATTGGAAAATATCCCTGGTTTTTCCATGCTGTTTCCTGCAGCTATTGGTTTCAAATGGTACATGGATTATGCAGCAAACGCACAAATAAAAGACAAACTCGGAAAAATCACCAATGCTGGTCTATGGATACCAGACGTAGGATGTACCCAAGGTCCTGGATGTTGGGGTAAAATTCGTCCAGAAAGCGAATGGCCAGCTTATTTTGCAGCCAACCCCGATAAAGTTCAATATTGGGATGCAGATTTCACTGGTAGAGTCTATGATATCCAACCGGACGGGAGTATAGGCCCAAACAATATGATCGCTCAGGGTCTTGGCATAACGGACCCAGCTTTGGCAGTTCAAGTAGGTCTGGGACATATGCAGGCAGCCGCTAACCAAGGTGCCAAAAAGATTTTAACGGACGATTTTAGTGCAGCTTACGCCCAGGTCGTAAAGGGCGGGGCAACATCTGAAATGGCATTACAAGCTTATACTAAAGCACTCACTGCTAAAGATGGAACATTACCCCCAACTGGTGCATCCCCAGGAACAGCATTAACTGGTTTAAATTCTGATCAAACGGCTACAATAGCTGTAGCTCCAACTACAATGGATGCATTGACACGATATGCAACTTTCGGAGGCACCCAGCCTGGTGATGCTCAGGTTTGGAGATCTGCATTTATTAAGCCAGATGGGAGTTTAGATGCAGCAAAACTCAAAACAGCATACCCAGACATGACAGCAGCCCAAATGAAAGCCTTATTTCCAGCAGAAGCAATCAATAAAATGGTTGCTGCGGATTTAGCTACTATAAGTGATCCCGAACAGTTAGCTAAAAAAATCAATGAGTACAAAGCCAATGGAATGGTTGACTCTGGTGCCAGAATAGAGCAATTTATGCCGGCAGCCCAAGCTGCTGCATTTACTGCTAGGCAAAATGATCCATCCAAATTTAAATTGACTGCATCCGGTAATACGGTATCTTGGATAGATGATACTGGATATCCACACACTTCAAGCATAATTCAAAGTGGAAAACTGCTAAATCCAGTAACAGGCCAATATGATATCAACCAAAAGAAGTCATCTGAGGGAGGTGCAGAATACACACTAGATACAGGAAAATATGCAGAATACATAAATAGCGGTGGAAAAGACATAACAGGTTTCTTATCAAAAGAAGATAATTGGGCATGTACTTACAACTGTTCATCTACCGGATCAAAAAGTGGCGGTAGTGGTAGCGGATATTCTTCAAAGAGCGGTGGAAGCTCATACTCCAAATCAACCGGCCAAACCGGAATCTTCATCGACACCGCAGGCCTGGGTGCTGAAGTCTATGAAAATGGTGCAAAGATAGGCGACACAGACGTAATAATTGAGGTCGAAGCAGGAGTTCATACCGTAACCATCCAAAAGTCTGGCTACAAGTCATATACGATCCCTGTACAAGTTTACGCCGGAAGCATAGCTCGTAAATCTGTCACCCTTTACCCATCCTCTGGAACCACTTTAACCAAAGCAGAGCAATTTATAAATGCAGTTGGTGGGGATAATGCGCTGAATCCAGATCATATCGTATATGCATATGCGATATCTCAATCTGACAATGCATTAGCTACTGCAGCAAAAGCTGCAGCCAGTCCTACTATAACCGGAACCTGGACATTTACAGCTATCGATGTATTAAACTTAATTACTGCATATGGAGGTGTCTAAAATGATAACCGATACTCGCAAATCCTGGCTATCCGATAATTTTTTTGCTACTGGGCGTATAAATTCAACTGCATTACTTAAAGCAATCAAATCTGATTTAGAAAATGACTCAGATGTAAATTCTAATGATATATCCTGGATGTTTTCAGTATTGGGTAGCACCTACATACCCCCTACAACAGGTATTGAAGTAACTGCTAGAATTGTAGCAATAAATAGCGGAACAAGTGTAAGTGTTCTGCTTGATTGCATATCAGGAAACGTATGTGATTACACTCCTAAAAGTATAACATTATATGGAATTGTAACAACCGAAGATAATGATGTAGATGCAGAATCATACTTAAATCTGCATTTACCAATCGGTTCAAATGTAACATTAACACCAATGGGTAATTCGTACATAATTACAAAGGGTACAGAAAATATAAATGAATCTTTAGGAACATATTTAACAAGTCTACCAATGGTAACACCAGTAACCGGATCAACTATTTCAGCCAGGGTTCTCTCAATAACAGATGGAGATACCTTTGAAGCTAATCAAATTTGTCCCGTTGGACAGCTTTGCGTAACAACTCAATTCACGGTTAGACTGGAAGGCATATCCTCATCGGAATTAAAATTTCAATCCGGAAGAACTGCTAAAACCTGGCTTGGCGAGCACATACCCCCAGGTTCTATAGTTAGATTGGTTATCAAAGGCATGGATTCTTACAACCGTCAAGTCGCCCAAGTGTATTATCCAGATGATATAAATATCAACAACACTATGATTTTGGAAGGCCAGGCTAAGACATATAATCCCGAGGCTGAATCCATAGTTGCAAAACAGGTTGGAGTCCAGATATCCAGTTGTGTATCCAACAACGCGCCTGCAACCAAACTTGCTACACTGGAAATGGTAGCACCTGTATGTAATTATGTGAAGGCACCACCTGCAGAGACATGGTTCGGGTACAAAGTCCGAAATCGTGGAAATGCTGTATGGAAAGGATGGTTGGGAGTTATCCTTCACGGAACTTCCGGTGATTTCGAATACACCGGAATGCCTCAATATCAAGTATCCGTGCCTGCAAATGGTTCAGAGGTAACATTATGGGCTAAGTTTGTTGTGCCTACTAATATCGGAAATCTTCGAACATGGGATGCTATTCTGAATAGTACTTCTTAGATATTTTTTTTTAAAATCTATATATTCCATTACGCTTATATATCCGTATATGATATCTATTACTATGACAATTAAAATAGGAGCTAAAACGTCAAAATCAACAGTACGTGTTGGCAGTACAACTAAAAAGTCTTCCCTTACCAAGATTATTCCAACTAAATCTCAATCTAGTATCATGGCTCGTAATCCTAGTTTAAAACCTTTAGCTATCAAAACCTCAGCACCAATTCCTGGAGTTAAAGCAAACCCAATTATCGTATCCACTGTAGTAAAACAAAATGCCCGTATAACAATTACTCCAAAATCAAATCTAAATACAATTAAAAATCCATCCAAAACAGTTACAGATAACTACCAGATTCAACCCAAATCGATTGTAAATAAATATAAGCTCCCTTCAAAATTAAATACACCATTAAAAACGATGAGCGTTAACAGTGATCGTCTTATAATAAATAATGGTACTCTCACATTTCCAGACTCATATATACAACAATCTATTAAGTTTGGTAAAATTGCCATACCTGCAGTTAAATTAATTAAAGACAACCCAACACTATCAACTGAAGCAATCGTAGCTGTATTATATCCAGAAATGAAGGATACTGATCAAGGATTTAAAAATGCTATTAACACTATCAATTCTAATATAAAAAACAATGATTACTCAAGTCTAAATTCCATTAAAATATGGGTATATCCCGATGGATCTTATTCGCGAGGATACGACAAAAACAATGCGGGATCTGTCAAAACCAAAACATTCAATAACTTACTATTCAAATATGGTGGATCTATGAAAGATGACGAAATTTCTTTTAAAACTCCGATTGAACTACGAAGTTTCCTAAAAGATTATGACAAACACGTAACTACATAAGTTTTTAAATAGGTTTGAAACCTATCACTTTTTAAGGCCATCCCATATGGTCAATGCTTTACTGGATCCAAAATTTTCAAACGACACCTGTCTTTTAATAACCCATCAAAACCTTTAAATAGGTTCCTAACCTATTCTTTTTCATGGCTACCCTAGAAGATCTAAACATTGTAATAAACGCCCTATCGTCCTGCAAAACCGTAGAAGAAATTGCAAATAACATAAAACTACCTATCGAAATAGTAGAGGAATGCCTAGAACATCTTAAAAAAACAGGTTACATTTCCCAAAATGACGACACAGATGAAGTTTGTCCAATTCAACAGGTAACAGATAGCGTTTGTAACTGCTGTAATAGTATCTGTGATGCCATGAAGGAATAAAATGTTTACCCTACAGTACGACACCAACGAAAAACAGTCTCTGCGCCCAGATTTCCTAAAAGACGCATCCATATATTATAAAAAGTACATATCTCCACCAACTGAAGCTAATCTACCATTTGATATACTACTCACAGGAAACGACAAAAAAGCAGGTGCCGAAGTAAAACTCGTAGAAGACCTATTTGGATCCCTGCCACCCAGGGGGAGGTTAGGTCGGCAGTGTATGGACCTGGCTGTAAACTGTGACACCGCCTACTTAGCCATTTTTGGCAGTATGGAAGATGTTCGCGATGCAATCCCTACCGTCTATATGACTGAAGATGGCCCAGTTGAAAAAACTGAAGATCAAATCATGAAAGCCGAAGAAATGCTTCTCGTAATCCTGGGTGACATAAAAGAAATCGGAGTAACCCCATTATTCCTTTCTCGGGACCCAATTTTTGCCTACCGCACTCTCATCCAGTACATGCTCCACGACATCACAGATTCACCACCACTGAACCTTTTATGCCACCCTTACAAAAACATGCATGCCATTAACGTTTTGACAAATTTACCAGGTGTTGGATGGGAGCGTGCCGAATCTATAATCAAACAATTTGGATCAGTAATCGAATTCATGGCATTTGCACAAAACTGTCATGACTCCGGAGATCTCACCCAGCTTGAAGAAATCAAAATAAACAACCGCAGGTTAGGGAAATCAGCACAGAAAATATTTGAAGCAGAAGGGATTTGGTCATGAGTGATATAATCAAATTTTACAACATGCTAAAAAGTATTGAATCTTATCCTATTGTTAAAAACGCATCCAAAATACAAAATGGATATGTACAAATTCAATCAAAACTAACGGTATTTGAAAAGCAGAAACAATTTTCCCAAGCCGCAAGAGTATGTGCAGAATCTGTTAAAAAAAGTAAAAAGGTCTAAAGAATCTGCTCTATCAATCTCCCAACTGCAGCCTTCACAGCCAGGCCTACTCCATCATTTCCAAGAGCCCCAACCTTAGCCAAAGTATCCTGAATTTCCTCTTCCGTTATTTTTCCATCTGCAAGCTTTCCACTTAGATCAGTCAACGCAGCTCCAGCCATTCCCATTCCGGCAGCAACATCTTTGCAGCTAACCGGAGAAGATCTAAAAGCCAAGTCCAGCGCAGTATTTATGCCTTTAGCAGCCAATGTTTCCAATATCGATGCCATACAATATTACATGATGTTCTACTACTTAAACGATTCCTTTATATCTTATTAAGCTAACTATCTTTCATGTCCATGAATTTAAAAAAAAACATCAAATCATCAATTATTGAATATGGCCAAAGACACGATAATTACAGCTATAGACGAATTGGAAACCGGGCAATGCAAGACGTTTTCCAGTATAGATGAACTCTTTGCAGACTTAGAAAGCGTAGTTGATTGAGTTTATAACATTCAACACTAGTATTTGAAAAACCAATTTTACATATAAAGCCAAACCCATCAAAACCTTTAAATAGGTTCCCTCTCTAATATCTTCTTCATGGAAACGATATTACCACCCATCCATGAAGTTCGATCTTTAAACTTCAACCAGGCCTGGCTTCAACTACTACGTAATTGCAGTCTCGGTAAAGAAATTGTATTCGGAGACAAATTCAACCCAAAACCAGCAAAAGATACCGTTCAAACTATCATACTAGAAGGAGATGCTATCCAACAAATCGAAAAAAAGAGCATTCATCCCGATAATCCATTCAAACTGGTAAAACAGTACTGCAACGAATTTACCTGGTCATATCTAAAAGAATATGATCTAAAACCCGAAGATGCCAAATTCGCATACATGTACTTCGATAGGCTTGCCAGGTACAACGGATTCATCAACCAGCTCCAAGCAATGAGAGACGATCTAGCCGTTCAAATAGGCACCGGAATTTCATCAAACCGTAGTCAGGCTATCACCTGGGAGCCAGAAGCAGATATGGGCAACGTCGCAAGTCCCTGTCTGCAGCGTATAAGGATTCGTCATGAAGGTGATGGAAAGGTTTCTGTTCATTTTGATTGGAGATCTCGCGATGCCTGGGGTGCCTGGCAATCCAATTTGATAGCACTGATTGACATGCTTTATCGCGAAGTAATAGACCCCAACGACTGCATAATCGTCAGAATTGTGGATAAAAATGATTCACTACATGTCTATAAACGTGATTACGATGCAGTGAGAGCATTGATAAAAAAATCATTCTTTTGGGCGTGTGATGTTCGAACGCACAACCAGGACCCTTCATCTTTTGGAGAAAGATCAAAAAACACCACAGGATCGAATCATCATTTTAAACAAGGAACTTGCCCTGGTAGCTTACGGGCTGCTGCAGGCTCGCATCTTCACTGCAGAAACTTCGGCTTTGAAAGCAAATGCAATTTTGGAGCTGGGAGATGCGCTTGTACAAATTGAGTTACTATGCTACGATCTGGGTGTACTGCCAGCAGATATCTTACGACTAGGTATTCAACATACATTTGAACGCTTCCAAGATTTTGAAGCTCGTGGTTGGGGAAAAAGATGATTGAACTTTCATTAACCTCTGGACTGGTAACTCAAATAGACGACGAGTTTGAATATCTAAATCAGTATAAATGGTATGCTAAAAAAGAAGGGCGTGCATCAAATTATCGATATTATGCAGCACGTATGATATCTATAAAAAATACACGTATGATCATTCGTATGCATCGCGTTATTATGGAAACCAAACTGGGTAGGCCACTGCTGAGAACTGAGGAAATAGATCACATCAACCACGATGGCCTAAAAAACACACTTGATAATTTGAGAATTACAACACATTCTCAAAATATCATGAATAGTCGAAAACAAGGCACACATACGTCGAGTCAATATCAAGGAGTAACTTGGAACAAAGATCGATCTAAATGGTTCGCCCAAATACGAAAAAACGGAAAACCAATTTACTTAGGTCTATTTGCTAATGAAGATGACGCTGCCCACATCGTAGATGCGGCTAAGAAAATATACCATGGAAAATACGCCCATCTAAACTTTCCGGAGATGTAACCATGAAAACCCAAACCTTAATCGACACCAGACCCGACATAGACACCTACTACTTAGAAATGGTAAAAGTAGTAGCAGCCAGGTCAACTTGCACCCACCGGCATGTAGGTGCCATGTTTGTAAAAAATGGTCATGTCATATCTGCAGGATATAATGGTGCTCCTACAGGTGAGGAACACTGCATTGATGTTGGTTGCTCTAAACCAGAACACGCGACCGGATTTGAGCGATGTCGGGCAGTCCATGCTGAAGCAAATGCGATAATCCAAGCGGCTTTACATGGCGTATCTATCGAGGGAGCAACCCTTTACTGTACTCACAGCCCATGTGTGATGTGTCAAAAACTGCTAAAAAACGCCAAGATAACCAGAATAGTATTTTCGGAGGAATATGAGTAAAGATCGACTTTTTGTACCATTAAACAAGCAATGGTATGACCTTTTTTTATCAGGAGCTAAGAAATGGGAGATTCGAGGAGTACGCCCAGGGTTCAACACTAAAACCATATGGGTTGGAAGAAAGGTAGAATTGAGAAGAGGGTACGCTGTTAAAGGGGCATTGTGGGGTATCATTACCGATGTAATCTTAACCCGTCATGTTTATGATGTTCCGAAAGAAGTTATGAAAGAAATGATCCCAGTACCATTATCTGACACTAAAACTTGGAATGAAATTGATAAATACAATTCCAAATATGGTGAATTTATTGTCTTTAAAATCTTAATGGGTGATCCTTTAAGTTCACTCCCATCCCCCATGCAAAAACACGTTTTAGAAAGTATGAGCCGAAATAAAGAAGCATTTGAGAGGCTTGCCAAATTATGAAATTCCAGATCCTCGATGCCACTTACAATTACGATTTTAACGGATTTCCCGTAATTGTACTTTTTGGCATAACAGAAAACGGCACATCTATCACAAAACGAGTTACTGGCTTTTTACCTTATTTCTACATAGACCACCCATCACCAACCCAGGCTGAGAAATATTTATCTGCATTAGGAGATTCAATTGGAATCGAGATGCGTTTCCAAGATGTCAAAAGATTTAGACCCCTTGGTTTCCAGTCGAAACCCAGGAATATGCTCAAAGTAACGGTCAAAAATCCAAAGGATACAAAGCTCTTAAACGACTTTTGCACCTCCGATGGTTACACAACTTACGAAAGTGACGTACTTTTCGCAGATCGATTCGCCATAGATCACGGGATAAGCGGGGCAGGCTGGGTGATAACTCCCGACTCTCCAACCATCTCACACGAAGACATAATTTCCGTAGATGAAAAAAAGAATGCCCCGTTAAAAACAATGGCCATCGATATAGAAACTCTCCCAAAAGACGATGGTTCATTCCCAACTGCAGACGTAAACTCCATAGTCTTAATCAGCTTGGAATTTGACCCTCAATGGCGAGGTCAAAACAACGTTGTAATGGTTGCAAAAGATATCGATTGCCCACGACCTGATGTGATCTGCTCCGACAATGAAAAGGATATGTTAAAAAAATTAGATTTCATCATAAATGAGTTTGATCCTGACATAGTTGCAGGCCATAACATAGTTGGATTCGATATACCATATATAACCGATAGAGCCAAAATCTTAGAAGTTAAGCTAAGAATGTCTCGGGATGGCAAACCAGCCTGGTGTACCAGTTTCATGGGCAAATACAAAGTATCCATTCGAGGTAGAATTGTCTTGGATACCCTGCCGGCCATCAAAGCCATGGACAAATATCGCCTAAAATCCTACAGCCTAAAAAATGTAGCAAAAGAAATCCTGCATAGTGAAAAACTTGATGTAAAACCCGGAGAGATGCGTGCTCTCTGGGAAGGTTCGGGTATCAATAAATTCATCTCATATTCCCGACGAGATTCAACGTTAGTCATGATGCTAGTTAAACAATTAGGATTCATGAATAAATACTTCGCACTTTCCAAGGCTAGTGGTGCATTTCTTCAAGTGGTTGTCAACGGCGGCCAATCTCATATGATTGAAGCCCGAATATCCAGAGCATTTAAAGAAGAACACCGTGTCATGGGAACCAAACAAGCCTTAGAAGATGACGACATTTCGGAAGCCGAAACCATTAAAGGTGCCATCGTTCTTGATCCAAAAATAGGACTTACAGAGGACGTAGTTATTCTTGACTACAAATCGCTATACCCAACCATCATGATGGCCTACAATCTCTGCTACAGCACCGAAATCCGAGATGAGCAACCCCCCGGAGACATCATAACTACCCCATGCGGTGGAAAATTTGTCAGCCAATCCACTTACATAGGCATAGTCCCTCGCATTCTCAAAACCCTGCTAGCCGAACGCCTGGCAGCCAAGACTGCAATGAAAACTGCAGCTACCCCCGAGGAGAAAGATGCCCTGGATGCCAAACAATATGCCATGAAGATCCTACTAAATTCAATTTACGGTTACTCGGGCTACACCCGAGCCAGACTATTCTCACCCATCATCACAAACTCAGTTACAGCATATGGCAGAGAAAATCTACTTAGAACTAAAAGTATCGTGAAAGAACATTCAAACTTCGAATTAGAAGAAAAGAAGTACGAACTAGAAGTAGTATCTGGAGATAGCATTGTGGGTGATAGGTGTATTACAATTCAAGAAAATGAGATTATAAAAGTAATCCCTGTAGAAGAATTATTTAATAACGCAGATGATATCGAAATACATAACGGTAAAGAATATGCTATAGTTTCAGAAATGAACGCTTTAACGCATTTGGGATGGAAGCCAATTAATTTTATTATGCGACATTTTACAACTAAAAAAATATATCGGGTAAATCAAAAATTCGGTGAATCTGTAACAACAGAAGATCATTCATTTATGGATATCGATTTAAACAAAACCAAACCAACTGAAATGCAATTTACTAAAATGTACAGATGCAATATACCAAAATCCGATAAACATATTACACAAATAGATTTATGGGAATATGTTAAAGATTACAAATTCATGAATCGATATTTCGTAAAGCATGAAAACACTATAAAACTGGGTGGTGGACAAAATACCAAAATATCAATTCAACGATTTTATAATCAGGATGAATTGCTTAAACTGGGAATTCTGTTATGTGGATATATTACAGAAGGTAGTGCATCTTTTGGATCTAAAATAGGATCTGCCATATGCGACACTGATGTAAATTGGTTACTTGAAATGGAAAATATCTACCACATGTTTATAAATAATGTAAAAACGTGTGTAATCGAATCTCAAAAGAAAATTAGATCTATCAATGGTGGAAATCCATATAAAGATGAAACTCGTAAGTTGCAAATGATGAATATGGCAAGTGCTCATTTTTTTAATGCATTATGTGGGCATGAATCTAAAAATAAAAAACTACCAGATTTTATATTTAATATGGAGTCAAAAGATCAACTGATATTGTTCAATGAATTAGTAAGAGGCGATGGATATATTAATATCAGTGGACATTTTGAATATTCAACCACATCAACCAGATTAGCTAGTGGAATATCTACACTATTATCAATATTAAATGTAAAATACAGGACAAAATTTAGAGAAGATAAGCATGAATATACAATCAGAGAATGGAGTGGAAAATCCAAAATGGCAACACATACCAATATAACAGAATGCTCGTCAAATTGTTATGTATATGATTTATCAGTGGAAGATGCACATACATTTGTAGATAGTATGGGTCAAATATTATTACACAATACCGATTCTATTTTTATATCCATTAAAGGTGGAGTTGATTTTAACATCGCCAAAAGCATTGGTAAAGAAATTGCTACAATTGCAACTGCAGGCCTCCCAGCCCCCATGGAACTCGTCTTCGAAGCGTTTGCAAAAAGACTTCTCATCGTAGCGAAAAAGCATTATGCGATGTATCGATTTGAAACCGCCGATAAAGGAATCATAAAGGCAAAAGGAATTGAAACAGTACGTCGCGATTGGTGCAACCTAACCGCTATGACTTTAACTAAATGCCTGGAACTAATTCTCATAGAAGGTAACGTAGACCTGGCATTGAATCATGCCAGGACAGCTCTACAAAATGTAAAATCATCCAATCACACAATCCTAAAAGATTTAATACTTTCCAGAACACTAACCCGTAACCCAGAAAACTATAACCAGGTACAACCCCATGCAGAACTGATGAAAAAACTAGATGCTCGCGGTATTCATAAGTATGTGCTAGGTGACAGAATACCCTTCATCATCATCAAAAGCGGCCCGAAAAGCGGAAAGCGAAAGCAACTTATGACCAGCCGCGCCGAAGATCCAGAATATGTATTGGAGCACAACCTACCCATAGATACCGAATATTACCTCCAAAAACAACTTATTCCTCCACTAACCAGGATATTTTCATGTTTTGGAATCAGTGAGATGGATCTACAGTTGAAATCTAGGCAACAGACTTTATTTACCTAAATCTTTTTATTCTTGTAAATTAACCATTTATTATGGTTATTCAATTAAATAACAAATCATCTCCAACTTCAGTCTCCCAGCTTATCGCTCGTAATCCTGGATTAAAACCAATTGCAAAGACAACGCCCACTCTCAACGTAGCCGGCGTATCTCTCTCATTCCAATCAAAACCCATAACAGTTACACCAAATCCAACCATAGTTTCTGCAGTCGCCAAACAAAATGCCCGCACAACCATCACTCCAAAAACAGGCCTAAACCCTGTCATCCCCTCCGGCAACGTCAGTATCTTTCGTGTAGCCCAGGCAGCAACAGCCGCCAAACATGGTCTAAATTATACTCAGCAACAATATTTCAACACTCTTCAATCCATAAAAGGCAAATCAGACACAATACCTTTAAAATCAGCAATTGGAATAATGGACCAAACAATATCTAACACTAAAAAATTCAGTAGTATTTCCAATCTCATGAAAAAAGAAACCGGGATACTTCCAGCCAATACCCCAACTAAAACTATAAATTTTAAAGCAACATCCTCCAAATCTGCCTTTATATCTAATCCCTCCCCCACTTTCAAAGTCTCCAACACCAAATACCAAATCAACCCATCTCTCAAATCCCAGCTAACGAAACCCGTTCCACAGTCCACATTTAAAATAACCTCTCCTAAAATCGAACCTTCCTTAGACATGAAAATCTCCGTCCAAAAGGCCAAAGAAAGCATTACGCAGTTCCAGGAAAACCCACTGAAATTGAATACGTACACGGTTAAACCTAAGACGAAGACGATGAAGATAATGAGCGTAAGCCCTATGGAATTCAATATAGATAAATGGGGTTGGGAAATAAAATCTAATAATTATAACCAGGGTACACTAATTGATAGACCATTTAAAAAAATACAAATATCATACCCACCAGATTCATATATAAATAGACCAATAGATCCATTACAATCGGGTAACACAGCTACTTATTTACGTGAAGGATATGATGAAAACACAGCAATAACTATTGAAGGGGATCAGACTGGATTAACCGAAGTAAATGCGGCTCTTAGGTGGTTAAATTCAAATCAAAATAAAGTAATAGTTAATAATAAATATAAATATGCTGAATCCGAAGAATTATCCGGACTCGGAACTTCATTCCAATGTGAACAATTTTCTATAGAATCTGCAAAAGCATTAAAAAAAGCAGGAATACAAAACGTATATATTGCAATTACCGATTCAGATCTATCCAAAAATAAAAAAGCAACAGGTCATGCCATACTTGCAATAAAGACAGGAGAAAAAAAGGATATCTCTGGTAATTTGTTTTCAATGTATGCTTTAATAGAACCACAGGCAACAGGAAAAAGGAAAGCACCCGTATTGATTGGAATGCTGGGTAGTGGGGATCCTATTAAATCTATTTTAGGATTGCCAGTAGAAGATATTATATTAATATCACCAGAATCATTTAAAGATGTATCTGGTGTATATGGACAGGCAATTTTGAAAAAACCAGAAACTGGAAGTCAACCGCAACTTATAGCTTATACCTCAATTCCTGGAAAATTATCAGAAAACGCAACTATAGATGTAAAAATAGCAAAAGATACTACAAAATCTGATAAAGAAAACACAATTAAACAATTCATGCTAGAAGGGTATGATCGTACAACTGCTGAACAATTAGCCAAATAACTTAATATCCAATGAGATCATCCAAATACATATGAAATATTGGATAATCCTATTCATATTGATAGGACTTGCAAACGGTCTATCAGAAAGTTTTCAAATAACTGGAACTATCAACGCCTGGCAAGATGGCCCGATTTCCATGAGAGCTATCGGCCAGGGTACTATGGACTACGGAGCAGAAAGATATGCCGGAGGACTATCTTCTGGTTTAAATATATCAGATGGAACCGCACGATACTCATTTAGAGCAAAAGATTATGCAGTTAGATTAAATGACTTTACAGGATCGATCATTACAGAGTCCGATGCAACCAGCACTACAGTAATAGGAAACGGCATTGGATCTATCAAAACCAAATCCTACGAAAATTCAAGCATGGGTGTTCTAGTAACCGGATTCCCAAGTGGCGAACTCGAAGGTATAGGATCCTGGGTAATAAATGCAAGCAGCACTCGCGCACAAAATACACCCAATCCTATGGATACCAATGTCACCGATGGAACTCCACACGGAAATGAAACCGTAATCAACATAAACAAAACCTCTGAGGTGTAAACATGGAATTTAAAAAGGTTCCCACAAATGAAGAATGTGAATGCACCAATTTTGGTGCCGGTTTGAGTGATGCAGACTTCGCAAGTTTCTGCAAAACACCGGAAGCTATAAAGCGTATAGTGACTGGGTGTATTACTGAGGTTGGATCCGAACCAATGTATGTGGACGGAGCATCTCAACGCTGGACTGCTAAACAATGGAAAGCCAGATTTGGATACGACCCCGCTCCTGCTTGGGAGCGAATGAGAAAATTGAAAATTGTAACTATCGGTGGTAAGTAAAAATGTACACTATCATGAATATAGCTGCCCGCGCTATAATCGCTGTGGCACCAGGCTGGGCCTGAAACGGAGCGGCAATCAACTTGCCCCGCAGGTGGCTTATCCTGCAGCCTCGATAGGGGGTTTTCCTATCATCTCTTTTTTCTAAGTTCACCCAAAAGCTATATAACTTATTGGATACACATGTGTACTGCAGGTGGTACGCATAACACGATTTATAGACCTCATAGGAAATAAACAAGCAATGAAAATCTTTGAATTTTTTGTAACCAATTCACCACAAAATTACAATAAATCACAGATATCAGAATCGATTGGCATGGGTAGAGGGACCATGTACAAAGCTTGGGATGTTCTTGAGGAGTTAGATATTCTGAAGACAATAAGCTCCGATGGAAAGAGTAGATTTTACGTTCTTAATAAGGAAAATAAAATCGTAACAACTCTATTAAAACTTTACACCATCATCGAGGACCTATGAAAGATCTTAATGAATATAATGTGTATCCATCTTATAGAATTGGCCAACGTGAAGCCATTCAAGGTATTTTGGATACTTATGAAAAAATTAGAAACAAAGAAATTATATCTAAAGTAGCTGAGTTGGCATCCCCGACAGGGAGTGGTAAATGTTTTGAAAAAAATACAGAAGTTGTAATGTATGATGGATCTATTAAAAAAGTGCAAGACATTAAAACTGGAGATACGCTAATTGGCCCAGATTCTTTACCAAGACAAGTTTTAAATTTATCATATGGGGTTGGACCATTGTATAAAATAACCCCAATACGTGGAGGGGAAGCATTCACCTGCAATGGAAATCACATATTAAATCTCATACGAACCAACGATGGAACCAATCAAGCAGGTAAAACTGTAAATATTTCAATAAATGAATATATAACAAAAAGTAAAACATTTAAGCATATTTACAAGCTATGGCATACCAATGCTATTAAATTCGAACCCAATATAAAAAATTTACCAATTCCACCATATTTATTAGGTATATGGATCGGAGATGGAACCAATGGACTTCCAGAGATAACAAACCCAGAAAACGAAATTAAGGAATATATATTTAAATATGCCAAAACCAATAATTTACATGTTAGAATAGAACATCAGAACATTGAAAAAACACAATGTCCTACATTTTACATAAGTAACGACCAACAAAAAGGAAAGGGTAGCGTATTTAGTAATTTTATTAAGGATTTAAAAACACAATACAGTACAAAAAGAATACCAATAGAATATCTTACATCAAGTATAGAAAATCGATTAGAACTCCTTGCAGGATTATTAGATTCGGATGGATATTATCATGAAAAAGGATATGAATTGATAGTAAAAGATAACAAACTATCAAAAGATATTGCATTTTTAGCAAGGTCCTTGGGAATATCCGTAACTACATCCATTAAAACAGGAACCATAAAAAAAATAAACTTTACAGGTATATATAATCAACTATACCTGTCTGGAAATCTGCTAATCACGGTTCCATGCAAAGTTAATAGAAAAAAAGCAATACTAAGAACCCAAATAAAAAATACAAACGTAACTGGATTTTCAGTAGAATTTGATAAAATCGATGAATATTATGGGTTTGAAGTATCTGGAGATCATTTATTTATGCTAAATGATTTTACAGTAACACACAATTCTTTAATGCTCACCGTAACTGGAAATGCTATGCTAGATGCTTATCCAGAAATAACCAAAGTAACCTACACTACTCCATTGCGTAATCTAGTTCAACAAATTCGCGATGATCTAAAACTAAAACTGCCCGTAGTCATGGGGCGAAGCAATTATCCATGTGCCGTATTTGAAGGCCTGGATGCCTCAGATTGCCCTTACAGATCAGCCATCCTCATGAAACGAAGACCCGTAAAATGCCGCCGATGCGAGTACATGCAGGCCAAAAATACCTTCAAAGGATCAAAATTTGGAGTTTGCACCCTCGATTTCTACATGTATAACAGGATTGAAACTGATGTGCTTATTGTAGATGAGTCGTCCGGACTTGAGGATAAGCTGCTTGAACACTTCGCGATATCACTACCCGGCCATATTCAACTCGACAACCTGGTAAACTCCATCCATGACTGGATGATAAGTCTACAGGACGAAGAAATGGCCCTGGAAGAATCCTTGGAGGGAATGAACTTCGAATCAACCAGGGCTTCACTTCAACGTGACATCCAGAATATAACCCGCAAACTCAACAAAACCACCAGGTTGGTATCAAAGTGTGGCCGGATACTAAAGATGGCCAAGGATCCTAATGACTACTTCATAGATAAGGAGAGAAATTTTAAGTTGCTTCATGGAGCATACCCATTTAATCAGATGGCCAGTAAGGTCAAATTCGTTATCATGTCTTCCGGAACCCCAACTACATCACTGCTTACTAAAAATTTTACCAGAATTGAAGCTCCTCACCCAATTCCAGTTAGCCGGAGAAAAATCTATTACACGCCTGTCGGAAAAATGAGTCGAGACAACCAAGACAAGACCATCCCATTGATGGCTGAAAGAATCATGGAAATTCATCGAGCATGCCCAAAAAATACCTTGGTGCATGCCCATAGCTTCGGGTTAGCTGAGAAGTTTAGGCCTTACATGAAACACCAATCAGTGCTCATTCAGGAGTCTGGCCTGCGCGAAGAAGCACTCAACAAATTCCTGTCATCTAAGGAATGCATCTGGTTTAGCGTGGCATATGCCCAGGGACTGAACTTGGATAAAGATCAATTCCAACGCAATATCATCGCAAAGGTTCCCTACCCAGGCTTGGGTGAATGGGTAGTAAAAAGAAATGAATCGGATATCGCAAAAATCGGAATGGATATGTGGTATCGAATGACAACGGCTGTTGATATTCAACAGGCATCCGGACGATGCACCAGAGGCCCCCAGGACTACTCAGAGACTTATATTCTAGATGCCAATTTTGGTTATTTCTTCAATCAAAATAAGCAATTCTTTGAGCAATGGTTCAAAGATGCTTTAGTGTGGATAAAAAATGATAAGAAACCTGTCAAAAGTAGGTGTAAGGTATGAAATTGGAAGTACGATGGCTTGACGGATATTTAGAAAGATTTGATGACATCATAAATTGGAGAGCTGGAGGCTCAACATTGTGGATCAAACATGCAGACGGGGTGCCAGAATGGATACCATTGATATCAGTTAGAAGATTCAAGTTTGAAAAGGAGAATCCATGAAACTAATAATTGCAGGTAGCCGGGATTTTGAAGATTATTCCCTTTTATGCGCGACAATGAGTAGATTAACTGAGTTTTATGATTCTGTAGATGAAGTGGTCTGTGGCGGTGCAAATGGAGCAGATTCACTAGGAAAACGATGGGCAGAAGAAAAATCTATTCCAGTTAAATTTATGTTGGCTGACTGGACTACACATGGTAAAGCTGCAGGGCCTATTAGAAATGCGGCCATGAGTGAATATGCAGATGCATTATTAGCATTTTGGGATGGTACATCCCCCGGAACCAAAAACATGATCAAATGTATGAAACTTGAAGGAAAACCCTATAAAGTAGTCACATACGGAGCACCAAAATGAAACTATTCTTTTGTCCAGAATGCCACGATATCGTAAAGATGGTCATAGGTGAAATGCGCTATTGCTCCTGTAAAAAATCAGGTGGTATGTATGTAGATAACGTAGTAGCAGAAATTGAAGGTAAAGCCGTACCTTTGGGAATTGATAACAATGAGTTAGTAGCAGCATATCAATTAAAATCGGGAAAGGTTCCATGCAAATTTAGTATGTTTTTTATTCCAGATTTTCCAGCAAACCACATAATTCATCAGCCACTATGTTATCATTGTAGAAACAACTCGACAGATGCACTAAATGCAATTAATCACCCGATAAACTGCAAAGACCGCGAAAATGGCAGCCAGGGCTATCAGGTTTACAGATGTCACATGTGCGGAGAGTATTGGGGCTGCAGATATCAATATGACCGAGAATCAGGTAGCGACAATCGATGGGCAGCTTTAGGTAAAGATCCAGAAAAAATTAGGAGGCATTACTGATGAAAAAAGAACGTAACATAAACGAGGAACGTAATAAGCGAGATTTAGAGGTAATCATGCCAATTTACAATAGATCTAGGATAGCATGCGCGACACCTGGGCAGACACATCTCCAAAGGTTTGAAAATGCAAATTAAGATTTATAAGACACCTAACTGCCCTAAGTGTGCGATACTTGCGGCAGCCATCTCTAATTTTGAAGCAGTAGACATGTCAACACCTGAAGCTCTAACAGAATTACGAACCCATGGCATATTCGCGATATCTGCACCCGTATTACAAGTAGATGAAGAATTTTTCACAGTGGATTATTTGTTCACAGGAGAAAGATTAAACGAAGAAAAGCTGAAAGAGATATTAGGTAGGCCTTAGCCTACCTTCCACCCAAAGCACTGGACATGCAGCCACTCTTGGCCTTAGCTCTCTCCATACCGGACATTCCACGAGTTGCAGCAGAGCACTCCTTGGAAGCCTGGCTGAAAGAAGCCTGATAAGGCTGCAGGTGAGCAGGATTGAAACCCTTTTCATACGATGCTTTCTTAAGATATGGGCGGCCATATCCCGACAAAACGAGACCAGCAGACCCCATATCCTTGATTGGTATAAAGGCCATTCTTGTATCACTCCAAAATGTACTATATACAATGTTGTATATAAACAAATTTGTAAAAAAGAAATATACGTAAATTAAAACTTAACTATCTCTTCAATATCTGGAAAATTCAAATACGCAAAGTTTCCATGATATTTAATTGCCGCTCTGTCATATGCAAAAGCAGCATCATCTTCATCTATAAATCGTCCTAAAAATATCTGCTTTCCGTAATTTTTAATTGAAACTTGCCACTTAGAACGACTTTTATCCCAATGAACACCCTTATATTTACTAGATTTATCTATTCCTTGGATTCGTTGATTACAATGATTTTCACGTACTGTAGTTAATCTTAAATTCAAACACTTGTTGTCTAAACCGTTATGATTTATATGATCACATTGTTCTCCTGCTATCATGGATCGCCCAATCATACTCTCAAGAATAACACGATGCATAAGAATCATTTTATGTACTTTTCTTGTTCCTATAACGCGACAAGCATAAAAAACTTGATTTGAAGGTCTACCATCTTTTGTAGCACTCCACTTAACCTCATTCAGATAAGCATATTTTTCATCTACTATTGCAACTTTTCCTTGTGTAAGTTCAATCTCCATCTAAACTACCTTCTCCGCAATCCACTTATTCACCGAAGACTTCGATCTCCCCAACGTCTTTGCAATCTCCGCACCAGACATCTTACCTTGATTAGCCTCAATGAAATCCATGGCTTCCTTATCATCATCGATAGGGCATTTTTTAGTAATCTTTACGATAGGACGCTTAGTTAATTCGACCAGTTTTTCCATAGCAGAGTCTTGCACTACATGAGTATCCAATATTTCAGTTTTTTCACCCATCTTCAACTTAGCCAACCTAAGAGCCTCCTTCGTAACCCCCTTCAAAATGGCATTACTGGCTGCCTCCGACAGACTTATTTCCATCTCAATTGCTTCATAAGCCAATGCCGCACGCGCAAGGTTCGAAACATCAATTCGTGTGTTTAACATAAAAGTACATAATACCTAATAGGATAAAAAGTTTTTGCTAAGAACGAATTTTCAATACGTTCCACCAATCAAGCTCACTCTCTTCAACCCCATCTGCTATTGCATCATATATGGTTAGAAATTTATGCATGCCAAACGGATCTACAGTATCTACAGGTATGTTATATTTATCCCAATCCGGACTAAAACAATCTATAAATATAAACTCTCCAGATGGTGAATTTGCCTCTATGTAAATTGTCTCATCATCATCAAGATTCACACATACCCAGGAATGAGGATCCTTCAACCAGGGGCCTCTCCAATCCATACATAATCGTGTAGAGAACCCATGATTCCTTAATATCCATTCCACATAAGCTGATCGATCACTGCAATCAAACACACCTGGAACTGCAGGCTCTACTATGCCATTGCCCAGTACCTCATATAATCCTTGTCTACTATGATCAGTAAAGGTATAATCGATATCATAATACCCAAAAGGTACGGCGGCAACATTACATATAAGGGCAAATAGTACAATTATGAATTTAAGCATACGTGTAATAATGTGCTATTAGGATAAAAGGTTTTTGATTAGTTTAATTTAGGATCGATAGGCATCTCGTTTTCTTCACATTGATTACACATCCCCATCTGCATCAACCTACCCAAACAAATACCAGCCAAAATAAATTCTCTATCTAATGTGCATATGCTCAATAATTGCTTAATCAAATCCGGATAATCCAAATCTAACTTTACCAATTCTACAAATTTAGCTTGCAACTCATTAAATCTATCAATTGGAATTTCCATAGTTTTACTAAACTCTTCAGTAGTTGCCATTTATAAACACCCCATTCCTTTTGCAGGCTCTCTCCTAGACCAGGCCCATTGTGAGATATAAACTTCAAACATTTTCTCACCGCGAACTTCAATCGGTCTAAGTTCGAGCTGAGATTTTGGAAACCAGTATGCCGTTTGATTTCCATGTTCCATTAAATGAAGAAGTACTGCACTACGGGTCTGCTTCTCCATGAAGTTCACTTTAGGACCTTTTACCTTAGATAATGTAAAATTAGGCATCAATAAAGTCTAATATTCTCATACCTATAAATATTTTCCCATTGGTTGGTAGAAATGATTATATAGAATAGTGTACACACTATGGAATATGAGATCATCAAAAATAGGAATGGGCAGAGAAACAAGCAGTACAGTCACAATAAGACTGGCTAACAAGGAAATTTCTGAAATTAATAAAATATGCAAAAAATCAGATATACCAAAATCTGTTTTCATTCGAGATGCAGTAATATCTAAAATAAACAATCAGTGAGGTACTATGATAAACTACGAAGCAATCCCAGAGTACATGCGGTCTTTAAAACAGTTTTGTTTACGGGTTTCCAAGCAACCTTTTATTAAAGGGAAAAAAGGATTTGTGTCAAGATCATGGCCGAAACATCGCGAAAATTGGCTTACTTTCGAAGAGGCTATTGCAGCATTAGAAAGAAAAGAAGTTGTAATATTCGAGGATAAACCACATGAAGTAGAAGCATTAGGCTTTCTAATGTACCGAAAAGATGAGCAAGCTCCACCAGTCCTTATCGGAGGCGACATAGATTGTTGCGTAGACCCGGAAACGGGAGAATTAAGTAAATGGGCAGACTGTTTTTTACTTAAAATATTACCATTTTATACAGAACTATCACCTTCAAAATGTGGTATTCGGTTTTTTATTCTTGGAAACATGGATCGTAATAAGCTGACAGGAGATGGCGATCAGCACGACATGACACAGGAAACAATGGATCGAATTTTTGCAGCCAAACCTGCGTCATATTCAAAATATTGTAAAGGATTGGCTGTTTTTAATACGCTAGAACTATACGAATCAGGCCGACATTTATCATTAACTGGTATGAAATTGGAAGATTATTGTTTCCCGATGGAAGATCGAACATTCCCATTACTAAAAGCAATAGCCCCATTTTTAGAAAAAGAAATTCCGGATTCAACTGCAGAAAAAAATCCGAATGCGGAATCAAGCCTCCCTACAATCCATATAATGGATGTTATAAATACCGCAGGATTTACCCAAATCGGAAATCAACTCAAAGGCCCCCATCCCACACTAGGAAGTACCACTGGTGGAAACCTCATTGTAAATCCAGATCTTAATGTATATTGCTACATGCACGACGGTCTGAATAAAGGTGGAGATGCCTGGGTGTGGCTGGCATGTGAGTGCGGAGCTGTGCCATGGGAAAATGCAAAATCAGGAGTGCTTAGAGATCGATCAGTGCTGGAAAAAACACTGCAATATGCAGTTTCAAAAGGTTTAATAAGTGAAAAGGAAGCAGAAATCGACATTGGATCAGCCGTAAGAAAGGTTGATCTCAATAGTAAATTCTGGTCAATCGGTATGTACGAACCTAACGGAACCGTTGTCAGGATAGAATCAAGCAAAACCAATGTAGATAAAAAGGTCGCTGTATGGGTTTCAGATTGTGTTACGTGGATTGACACAGAAACAAATTGTGACGATGATACTGAATTTATTTTCAAAGGCAAGGGAGCACGCGACCAAAGAGATGTAACATTTACATTACCCGCTTCCGCTTTATCTGAACCTAGAAGATTTAAAGGTGCTTTACTAAATGGGTTTGGCTCAGTTAATCGAATAGGAGATCTTGAATTTGAAGATGTGCAAAATATGACCAAGCACACAAAAAGGCTTCGAAAAATCGATACTCCTAGATGGGATGGAGATACACCCATCATTCCAGGTTATGAAGTAGATAAAAATGTAATTTTCAATATAGCATCACAGATACCCGTTAATGTTTACGACGGGGATCTAGAAACCGCAAAAGAAGCACTTAGATTATTGTTTAAAATACATAAATATTCTTGTATTTTAGTAACCACAATTTTAGGTGCGCCGGCAGTAGTCCGGTGGCACCCAGAATACAGATTTGGAGTAGGCCTGTGGGGAACCTCTGGTAACTTCAAGACCAGGACTGCCACCTATGCCATGGGGATATGGGGAGTAGGGTATCTCGGGACTCCACAGCTAATGGCTGGAGCAGGTTCAAGTACCGTAAATGGTGCCATGGATGTGTTTAAGGCAGCAGGTTTCATGCCTTGCATCTATGATGATGTAAAGATCATCGATAAAAAGAAAGATGTAACTTCATACGTGTCACTTATCCACAAAATCATGGAAGGGTATGAAAAAATCAGAAGCAAGAAAGAGGGAGGTCTTCGAGAAACAGTTAAATTTCAGAGCACACCCATCATCACCGGAGAGGTAAAACCACAGGAAGCTTCGACATCAGCCAGGATCATGGGATTAAACTGGAGCTTATCACCAGAGGAGAAAAATGAGGCATCCAAAGCAGCCAGTGAACTACAAAAAATACAATTATCACTACCAACCGTTGGATATCATTGGATTAAATTCTTACATGAAACCGAAGAGGTTCTTGGTCCTGAATTTTTAAGATATCGCGATGCTATTTCTGTAAAATTTTCAAATGCAGGATATATAAATGCTGGTAGATTGTCCAGCATTTACGCTATGTTAAAAAGTGAATGGGCATTGCTTGAAGTTTCGCCATTGGGTGATGTATTTATCGAATATAGAGATCAATTTATCAAAACTTTAGATGAAGCAATACTCGATCAGGGTGAACAGGTTTGTAGGGAAACAGAAGTAGCCAAATTTATCAGAACTATTTCATATATGGTAACAGTAGAACCCTCACTTGTTCAATCAAGGGTGTCCATTAAGGCACCCATGATGGGAAATTTAAAACCACCGATTGGAAAATGGGTCGAGGAAGGTTTATTCTTACTTCCGGAACTTGCATTGAATTTAGTTTCAAGACAAGGTGCTTTTGAACAAATGCCAGATGTAAGCAGTATGTCCCGGTCACTTCATGAAAGAAAAGCTTTGATTATCGATAACGATGGTAAGCATTTGATGATTAAACGAAGAGTAAACGGCAATGCTATACGTGGTTGGCTTATCAAAACTGACGCATTACAAGGTTTAAAAGAGCCACTGAATACGAATATACCTGCCAGTCCCCAAGAAAGTGAAAAGACGGCTATTGTGACCCACTAAAATCGCAATGCGTAGACAACCTAAAAAATGGTTGGTACAGCCGGGGAACGCCTAAAACCAATATCTAGTTCCCTTGTTGTACCCATTTTTGGCGTGTACCCTAAATTTGAGTATGCAAATCATTTAAAACCCTCCTTTTGAAATTTTAAAGCATTTTAGTTGTAGCATGGTAAGACAATTAAACTTTAAAAGTTCAATTCTAAAATGTTTTGCATATATTGCATGGGAACAGTGGGTACAGTGGGTACACCAAGACAAAATCGATAGCAACGTATAGAGAGAGAGAGAGAGAGAGATCGTTATCAATAAACCATATATATATATCCATAGTATCTACTGTATCATAGTTCCCACTACCGTTCCCATCCGTTCCCATATTCAATATATAACATTTTACGGAAATCTTTATATAAGTTAAGTTTCTAACTTAGTTAAGATGAAAGCTACGATCATAAGTTCAATTGCGGAGCTGCCAACTGTTAAAACCAAGGCAGTAATCTTAGGGTTTAGGCCCAGCATGAGTGATATTCTGAAGATTTCGGCTGCCGGAATCAAAACAATTCAAGTCAATCAGTCTGCTAACAAGACTCTATCTAAGTCATTTTATACATTAGCAGAGCAGATGAAAATTAAGATTCAAGTAGCCAATGTTCAGGGTATCAGACGAGATAAAAATGGAGATGTGGTTGAGATCGGGGTTTCTAAATGAAACTGATTGCTCAATTCGATTTTGATAAAACACCCAGCACCAACGGAGCACAAGTACAATCTGGTGATGATGAAGCATTTACGCTTAATGGCATCCCCAGACCATATACCTGTGATAAAAATGAGCTATTGGTTGTAAATAAGTTTAAAGTACTGGGTGATAAACTGGGTATGTTATCTAATATTGAAATTGTAGTTGATGGGTATCCAACTACGGTAGTTGAACCCGGTGAGTGCGTATCAGTACGACTACAAATTAAGCGTGCGTCTGAAATGCACATTCCAGTACGTGTTATAGATTATCCAATAACCGTTGAACTGGATGTAACCCAATATAAGGTTACACCAGTCTAATCTATTTTTATAACCCAAAGTTTTATTATCTCATACCTCACATTCGGTCTATGGTAATTAAACTAAGTTCCATTAATACCCGTCAACTTTCTACAGGAAAATCATCTTTTTCCGTATCAGGTAAAACGGGACCTAGTATAATGACAGCAACTCCTCCAAAGTCCAGTCTTAAAAAAGGCACGTACAAAGGATCTTCCCTTATCATTGGGGTTGGGAGTAGTTCTTTTTCATCCCAGAAACCTGCTACAAAAGCCTCACCGATGCCTACGAAAATTCTTAAATTTAAAACCGTGGATCCAAAACCAGTTAGCAAAAAACCCGGTGTATGGGACATAAAACCATTAACAATCACCCCTGCAAAATTCCCAGTAGTATCCTCTAAAAAATCAAGTAGTTCAAGTGGATCTGGAGGATCGTCTTCGTCTGGAAACTGGAAAGGGCCTGTGCCGAAGCTCGGTGGTACTCCACTAAACTCAGATGAAAAATTAAAAAAAGGATTATCTAATACAAATAAATGGCAAGTTGGTTCTGACATAAAATTAACTACTAAGTCAGTACCTACCATTTCAGCTTTAAAAAATTCAGGACCAATTAATGCCGTAGTAACACAGTCTAAGGGTGTTAAAGAAGCACCTGCCAAATGGACTCCCCCATGGGGGTTTAACAAAAAATAAAAGTTAAATCTGAATTAACTCTTCCTCATCTTCTTTTTCTGCCATTTTCATATTTCTGTATTTATTTCCAACATTTTCCACATGCAAATAAAGCTGTTCCGTGGCCAACACATCTCCGATATTATGCCTCTTAATCTCATCCAACTGATTATTCAAATACCAAGTACCAACCTGTCCACCATTGCCGTACAACAGCTCTTTAAAGCCCAACATGGCACAGAACATCTCCAGCGTGGCACTTTGTTGCTTGTTCCACTTACCACCCACCAGACGGTCATATAGGTCCACTACGTTCTTATCATACTTTGCGGTGGGTAGGATATTAATCATTGGCACCTGGTTGATCAGCCCGCGCATGACCAGATGCACAATATCGAACTCCTTCACATTAAATCCAATCCAGGGTCTAGGGTTCAATTCTGCCAAAACATCATAGGCCTGGCTGAGAACTTCGAATTCATTTTTATCACAGAAACAGAAAGTCTCTCCATCCACAACCTTTGCTGTAATGCAAATAGTCTGTGCGGTTGGCCATCTAAGGGCTGCATCTTCATCACACTCACCACAATAATCCTTTTTCTGTTTGGGGTGTAGCTCGGGGTTATGCTCGCACCGCTTACATTTAATTGACTTATAAAGATCTATCTGCGATTTCTCTGCAGGTATAGTCTCTATATCAATAACAACGGGTTCTGACATAAAAAATATGAAAGACGTTAACCTATAAAAACCTTACTGTAAATTACATAAATAAAAATCTTTTATTCGTCCCAACACAATACCGACAAGTGAAAAGCTATTTTCCATATACAGCAAAATTATTCCATAGCATACAATTCTAAATTCTTTATTATTTTTAAACAACGACTTTATTTTACATCCTGACCAATAAGCACTATCAAGGAACGCTAATTTTTTATTTATACTATCAATACCTGCTTGAAGATTCTTATCTTCGTCGCGTGCTGTTTTTAATGCATCTGCACTACATTTCATTACATCGGCTTCACTTGGAATTACAGGTTGTAAAGCAGAAAATGTACTACATGTTGCTTCAATTGGAATTAGTCTTTTGAATATCTCTTTAAAATTATTTCCATTTTCTGCTATACATTTAGCCCTTCCATCTTGGCATCGTTCCCATCCAACCATATTTGTCGATAAACTATCTACTTTGCTGTCGAGTGATGTTAGTTTTCTATCCAACGTTTCGAACATTTTCAACACTGCCTTATTATCAAAGGTGGCCAGTTCATCTTCTTGAGTCATTGAAATGATAAATCATTATTAAATGTATTTATAAATATCGTCTGTATTCAATTTAGTATCGTATCACAAACTTTAAATAAGTATAAGCCCACGTTACTGCCATGGGATTATCTGCTAAAGTAATCAAGCCCGTTTCTATTGAACTCATCGTCGGAGAGATCCTACCGCCCGAGGTCGTAGGCTGGCTGACCCGTCGCGGCGATATTATGGGCATGGTATCCAGGGAGGAGATTGAAATTGGTCGAGAATCATAAAGGCGAAATTGTTTGTCCATTTGCTAGATTGGATATTCATCAAAATATGATGATATGCAAACATCCATATTTCGGTGAATATGCGTTATGCGCCTTGGTTTTAAAAGCTTTGGGATGCCCGCAAGTTTTGGAAATGATGTCCAAATGAAAACGATTACCTTAACCGATACCCAGCATGGCTTTCTAGCTGAGTTACTAAAAAGTGTAAAACGAGCATCCACAGTAAACGGCATAAGCAACGAATCTACTATAAAACTAGATGAGTTACTGGAGATGTTGAAATGAATGTTGAAATACGTTGGCATGACGGGTATAAGAAAAGATACCCAGTAAACCCTGTAGAAAATCCCAGAATAGGCCCCGACTGGTTGTGGTTAGATAAAGGTCCCGATCATCGATTTAGATATGTCCATATCCCAGTTCGAAGTGTTCGAGAAGTCAGAACTGATGAGATATTATGAAAACGATTACCCTAACCGATACCCAGCATGGCTTTCTCTACGGCCTAATTGAATCCGTCCTGGCCATTGCCACAGTTCGAGGCCTGAAAGATCACAAAGGCATGGATGTAGTGAAAGAGCTTCTGGAGATGTTGAAATGAAAGAAAAGATGGTTATAAGTCTTGTTTGTTCATATTTGAGATTTCAGGGACATGTAAGAATGTTGAAATTGAAATTACGAGTATGGACAATAGTACATTGTGGTCAGCCATGGCCAAGAATACCAGGTTGGTTTTATCGATGATGATCAACTACGCCGGCAGAGTAGAACTGAGCACCATAGACTGGTTCGGCCATGCAGCCTACGTTATCTTTTTGAACGGCTGTCCGATGAAGTGCCCAAGATGCCACAATGCTCAAATTCGTAATTCTCAGAACCTGGTTGAATTAAACGATGTAGTAAGTGATATTCGGTATTGTGGATCACTAGTGAATCATGTAGTGATTTCTGGAGGAGAACCATTAGCTCAACCTGATACATGTAGAGATATTATTCAATATTGTCACGAATTATCCAGGAAAGTGGCAGTTGAAACGTCTGGATGTTTCCCTTTAGTTCCCGGATTTGATGCAGTATTCTTGGACATCAAAACTTCCCTAGAAAGGGGCGTATATGACTCGTACACCGGCTTTCCTGGGTCATTTGATAGTCTCATGTCTAACCTGGCCAGAATGGATCCTGTGCGAGATGAGATCAGAATCGTGCTCTTTCCAGATTCCAATTTTGATGTCGAGAGCCTGGGTGCCTTGAGGGGTTTTCCGGTGAGGATTTCAATTGGTCGTGGAATGGGTGACGGGGTGGTTAGTCAGGAGCAGTTGATGGAATTTGGGTTTAAGCTGTATGAGTATTTAGGATACTCGTCTATGACTATCGAAACCGGAAGGTTGCTTATGTCTGGAAAACATATTAAAATAGAAGATGAAGAAAAGAGGGGTATTTATGATTGAAATTACTATGCGTAACAATGAAATAGTTAAAATTAATGGTTACACGGAATCAGATATGTTTAGGGTGATTAAAAATCTTACATCTAGTGATAATCCAGATTTCTTTATAGTGGATACGTATGAAGGGGTAGCAGCATATCGTATTTCAGAAATTGTGAAAATGAAAACAGTGTAAATTGTGGTAGGCCTACTATGTTTAAACCATTAAGGAATTTATTTAAAGAATCCATTGTTGTGAAAGAGTTAATATCACAGGAAAATGTGGTTCAGTATATTAAGCAATTATGTAAGTACCATGACGAAGATAACCAAATGATCCAAAATGAAATAATTGATGTCATGGGTGGAGCTGCAGGTGTCATGGCAGTTAAACGTTATGCCAATTTATTAACTCCAATTGAGCTACTTAAATTGTCGTTAAAGGATATGGAATATTATGAAGAACAGATGCTTAAATTGTCTACAGGATGGCCTTCTTATGAGCGAAGAGATAGTAGTTTTTCATTAAGTAATTATGTGAGTTCTGCAAATAAAGCTCATAAACAAATAGAATTGATTAAATCTGCGATAGAAATTCTACAGGATGATTCAGATGACCAGAAAACGAGTGAAAGATCTACAACTCCAGAAAAAAAGGTGGAAATATGAAGATACCTGCAGCGATGGAACATCTGGCAAGACCCGGCGAAATGTCCGGAAAACTGGAGGTGTACGATTTTCCTCTACTGAGTATGGTTATGGTGAATCTGCAGAATGATCAGGCTCAGGGAGCTGGAGATTATGCAGAGCTGGGTGTAATGCCCGAGCACATGAAGCATCTGGTGGGCGATGTACAAGTTTGTCCATCGGTAAAAACACACACAGTAAGAATCAAATGTGGAAATGGGATCATAGATGAGCAGGAAAGGAGAGTGAGATCCAGTGGCCAGTGGGTGTTGTACCCGGTTATTAGTGCTCAGCAGAAGGTTACGGTTCGAGGAGGAAAGACATTTGTTAAGAAGCAGTTTTCGGGATTTGTGGAACGATATTTTAGTCCGGCTAAGGTGGTTGAGGATGAAGAGGAGGTTTTGAAGCTATGAGCATGATGGATGGTAGGGTTTTTGCGTGGGGAAAGTTTGGATTTTTAGTAGCAATGGGGTTGATTGGGTTTCAGTTTGGGTATTATGCACTGGTTGGATTTTTGCTGCTTGGGGTACTGGTTGTATCACATTTGGACAATATAGGTATGTTCGAGGATACTAAATGTTAGCTGGAGATGTGGTTAAGCTCAAGTCGGGTGGACTTGAGATGGTGGTTGAATCGGTTAATATTGATACACGCAAAATTAATTGTGTATATATGAAAGATGGGGTAATATATCGTCCTAGTTTTAATGATATGGCGTTGGTTGTTATTCGTTTACACTGTGATGTTATAATTTATTGGTTAGTAACGGCTGCGGTACTGGGATTTTGGTTGGGTCGGTGGGTATGACCTGGTAACCTGGCTGGAAGGAAAGGGCCATTAAACAGGTCCTTTTTAAGTGCAGTAGATGTGGAGATTGTTGCAGTAAATCGAAAATAATTGACATCTATCCGGAGGATATTAATCGACTGATGCATCATTTTCACTGCAATGCTACAAAAGCGACATTTGATAACTGCGCTGAGCATCCGATGGGTGGACGGCGGTTTATGTTGAATAATGTACAACCGTGTAAATTTTACAAGGGTAGGTGCAGTATTTATCATGATAGGCCGTTGGTCTGTAGGCTTGTGCCGTTTCTGGTAGGTGAATGGAATTATTGCGAGTTAGGAGATCCGCAGATCTCCGAGATGGATGATCAGGCGTTGTGGGTGGCTTTGGTTAAGATGAGTGGGTTATCGGTGACGGAATTGCAGAGATATTTGAGGTATATTGGGGCATGGGTGGAGTGAATGAACTGGGATTTATATTTTGCTACGATAATAGTGGCAGTGTGCTTGATTAATATTGGGCTGCAGTTGGCTAGGATTTGTAAGGTGTTGACGTTGATATATCGAAAGTGATTTGGAGGTTTTGAATGACAAATAAACGATATAAGATAGGGGATAAGACGTTTATGTTAGCAGGTGCACTGACTGAGAAATTTAAATGTTTAACGGGAGCACCTTTGAATCCAAGAGGAAGACAAATTAGTAAAAAGGTTGGATTGGGCAAGATAAATTGGACAAAAAAGGTTTGAGGTTTTGATGTCGGAATGGAAAGTGGTTTATTTCGAGTCTGCTGATAGGACTAAGATGTTAGAGGATCGGGTTGTGGCGAATAGTTGCGATGATGCTATGAGGAAGGCCAGTGAGAAGCATGTGCATGTCTATTTTGTGGAAAGGATGGGTGTGAAGCCATGCCTGGATCTAAAATGAAGAGATTGCATTTTAAGGTGTTATATAGGACATGTATGGGTGGCCAGGTGATGAGGGGTACGGTGTTGGCTGAGAATTATGAGAGGGCTTGTTTTGTGGCAGCTAAATCTTTTCCGATTGTTGTGGAAGTGATTGGAGGGAAAAAGGTGGAAGAGGAGGTTGAAAAGGTAGAGGGGATGGGTGATTTTTGGAAATAGTGAGATAACTATTTATTTGTATAGGGATTATGTAATTGATATGGCATCATTGTCTGGTAGAAGAGTTCAGAGGCCTACATCGCTTTCTGGTAAGGTTTCGCCGGTAAGTAATCCGGTAACGTGTCCTCCGGGGGAATCTTATCAGGTGAATGCGTGCGCTCCTGATTATAATTTGAATTGCCCGAGCGGTATGATTAGAGCGAAGACGGGAAAGTGTGTTGAGGGTGTTATTGAAGAAGTTTTTGTGTCTCCTGGGCTTCCTCCGATTTCTACATGCAAGATTACGTATGATCCGGTTACGGGAAATTCCAGTACTGTGTGTGAGGGTATTTCAGAAAATGAGTGTAAGAAGTATGCTGAAAGTATTAAGAATCAGGAGACGCAGAAAACTATTAAGGAAGCTAAGTATAAGTCAGATATAGAACAGATTAATCAAAATATTGCGAGGATAAAGGAAATGTCTGAATATAAATGCAATCCCAGTAAACTTGTACCTGTTGGGGTTAATTATAGTGGGAGTGCAACGGGTAACTAATATTTTATCTTTTTTTGGATGGGTGATTGTATGTAGTTTGATTAGTTAGATGAATTGTGTTTGTTGATATTGATTTATGGTATATGAATGGGTTTTGATGTCTTCTTTTCGATGTTGGTTGAAACGTATGGAGATTTTTTAATGTTAAAAAATATATTTTAAAATGTTTTGAATTTGATTAAATTAATTCGATTTTCTATTATAGAGTTGAGATGATGTAGATATATATGGTTTTAGTGTTGGTGGTTAAATTGTAGTGGGTAGGTGGTTAGATATGGTTTAGATGGTTGGATGGTGGTTGATGGTGACTGGGATGGTTGAGGTTTCGTTCGACCTGGGAAGGTTGGGTTTCCTTCCCTGGGGTCCCATGGCATTGTGTTTGGAGTGCTATGGTTTTACGGCGCTAAAGCGCCTTATTCGGCCTGCTTTTTTATTTTATTGTCTATATCTATACATTATTGCATAGTATTGATCATTGCTGATCATATGTGGGGTTTAGGGGGAGTTTTGCACTACCGATGCCCATATTTGGCCATTGATGCCCTTATACCGGCAATTCTGTCAAATCCCAGGTTCCGATGTCCATATTTGTCCATTACTGCCTTATTCTGTCCAATTGTGCTGATATAAGGGTCATGTGAAACTCATATCAGTCTAAACAGATATACCGGCCCATATCGCATTATCTTAATCTCGCCTCGCCCATATCGAAATTAGGCTTAACATCAATGTATCTATTCGTCTATCAATGTCCTAATTTGTCCATTAATGTCTATCTTAACTCTATTAATCATATATTAGTCCATTAACGGTTCTATTTGGTTATAGATTGATTCTTATCGGCCCAAATGCTCCGATATGGGACTTAATGCTTATTTGGGCGGATTAATGGCTATATGTGGTCATTGACTTATATGCATCAATTATTTTGGTACCATATAGTATATATCAT